GTCTGTCTGTCTGTCTGTCTGTCTGTCTGTCTGTCTGTCTGTCTGTCTGTCTGTCAAGATTGTGTTGTGGCAATGTGCCGTTGTCAATAAGCTGTTTTATCAGCTTGTCAGCCTTTTCATTGTTGATGTAATACTTTTCATCTACATTATCCTCAAGATAGTCTTTCAACTTCTTTTTGAGTGGTATAGGCTGTGGAAAATCATATGAGTAATTGCCAAGGAACGAAAACATAAAGCATCTATTTCTATTCTGCGCCACTCCATAATTTTTAGCATTCAAATCTTGCCAATAATTTGTGTACCCTAAACTTTCCAGGAAACCCAACCACTTCTCAAAATCATTGATGTTTTTCTTGCCGTGTACTTGTGACACGTTCTCCATGAACAAAATCTGTGGTAATTCTCCGTTACTATCTCTAATTTCTGTTAGTATTCTCTCAACTTCCCACAACAGACCGCTTCTTGTACCACTTCCCTTAGACATTCCAGCTTGTTTCCCGGCAACTGATAAATCCGTGCAAGGAAACGAGTAAGTAAGTAGGTAAGTAAAGGTTTCTGTGCCGCAAATATTCAAATCTTCTGCATGAACCTTTGTTATGTCCATTGTGGGGAAATCCGTACCATGTACTGCGTTATAGCTTGCAATAGCGTACTTATCAAACTCAACAACTCTGTAATGTTCAAACTTAGCGCCTATTCTCTTTAGTGCCATTGCCTGACTGCCGTAGCCGGCGAAAAGTTCTATTAAGCGAATAGGCTTTGTTATGCTAATTGGTTCTCTTGTGAAGTCAAATATGCTCATTTGATTATCACAAGAATAATTTTCAAAATTCATAAAATCTACCAAAAGGAAACCTCGGTTTTATGTGCGCACAACCTATTCCTTTCTTTGATTTTTAGTTAGTTATCTTCTTTTCTCTTAAAATCCTCGCAAGGCACATCAAGCAAGCAACCGCATTTTTCGGTTTCCATTCCTCCCCAATATGTCTTATATCTGTAAGAGTTTTCGCATTTAAAGCAGAAATCCTTGCCATTGTTCAATTTGCAACTTGTCTTTTTATCTTCCAGCTTTTTCCCGATACTCTCGTTTATCCTTTTGAGTTCCTCGACATTTTTCTGCGATTCCTCAAGATCTTCAATAAGTTTATTATATTTTTTCTTACTTAAAATTTTCATTCTGAATTACCCTTTCTTTTTAGGCTAAATAATAGCCCTTACTTTTAGCTTCTGCATAATCATCTTCTGAAAGCAAAACTTCTTTCTGTATCTCTTTGTTACCATAGCAATCAACATCACATACAACCTTGAAAAGCAACATTCCATTCTTTTCAATCGGTTCTTCGTGAGTTATATTTGTTACATAGTGTTCAAGTAAATTCATTTCGAATCACCCTTTCTTTTTCTTCTTAGGCTTAAACTTAAAAACATCATTTTTCTGACGGCTTACCATGCTACGATAGCCGTTCATTTTACTGGCTCTGCTTTTACTCATACCTCACACTCCTTTCGGTTTTTCACACCGCTCAAATTCGATCACCCATACCCACGGGTTTGCATCCCAACTGTAACGATCAAGATCAGATTTCTTGATGGTTGAATCCCAAAGGTCATGAAACATACCTTTTACGAACTCGTCTCCGACGTATTTTAAATGTTCTTCTTCAATTCCTTCTTTCACACACCCTTTTCCGTCAATATCCTGCAACCGCTCCACCCTCACATCCGTAGCCCGGAGCCAGATACGTGCCGCTCCTTTCGGCATATGAATGGACGGACGGTATATCAGTTTTGATGATTCCTTAAATGTAGGCAAGTCTGCCAGCTTATCATCAGCCCTGTAAATATATGTTCCATCTTCATATCCTTCGCTCCATGTTTCTCTCACGTACAGTATATCGTCCGTGTGATATGGCGGATTCCATCGTTTGCTTAATTCCTCATCCTTTATATTTTCCGGAAGCTTATATCCTTCGCCCCAAAGTTTGTGTGCTCCCCTGTTTGGATATGTCCATTTTCCTATACAATCCTTGTGGCTACCTGCATATGTATAACATAGCCCTGATTGTGGTTGTGGCTTTATCACACGTCTGGTGCAAGTCTTCCGTCCGTCCAGAATCGCCCGAACCATCTCGGTGTTAAATAAAATCGGTTTAATTGCCATCTACCCACCTCCATCTAAAATGAAATACTGCAAAATGAATCTGAATGTTGAAATTTTTATCAATCATTTCATGCTGTGTGCTTATCCTAATTGTCGGGAGAATATATACATCTTGTGTATCAACAAGAAAGTCAAATCTGTCAAAATTAACCATCTACTCCACCGCCTTTCACAATCTCGATTGCATTTTTGCTTACTATCAAGTTATGGTTCATCATCGTTCCGTCACCAATGTTCACATCTGCGTTAAAAGTCCATTCTTCCAACTGCTCCACAACCTTGTCTGGGTCGTAGGCGGTCGGCTGTGCATCTATCACGCTCGCCAATGTTGTCAAACTTACTCTCCTAAAATCATCATCAGATTTACTCGCACGCATGCAATATTCTTTTAGTGCATCTGTGTCAATCAAGCTCATCGTTTTTCATCTCCTTTTTTCAAATAATCAAAAATCTCATGTCCAATCATCCCTACAACTGACAGAACGCAAAAAAGGTTAACTCCAAATTTTGTTAGAATATCTAACCTGATTGCTATAAGTATTAGCAGAATAAAATTTATGTACGATTGAAACATCATTCTTCGTCACCTACCTTTAACTGCTCTGCTATCTCATCAATGTCTTTAAACCTGATTACAGACAAATCTACGATTAAATTTTTGACCGATTCTGCAAAATCATCAATTGCCTTGTTATATTCAATTTGCTTAATTCTGTTTAAACTGGCATCTGTTGTTATAAAAGTCTTTCCTGGCAACATTTTTTATTTTCCTTTCTCTAATCGTTCTATTATGCAAACAAGACGTTCTATTCCAACATAATCACAATTATTCCTCACTTTCTAACAACTCCGGATTGTCAAATATGTTGCCGATAGCCTCTGCATCAACCATATGAATAAAATAACCCAAATCTTTTCTGTAATTTTTAGTGTACTTCCCCGACCAATCTACATAAAATCCGATATGCTCTGCCTTTGTGCTATCAAAACAGTTTTGATAACTGCCATATCTAATTGGTGCGTATGTGTCACTAAAGAGATCTTTTACAACATCATTCTCCCAGATCAGTTTGCCGTTCTTGTCTTTCAATCCTGTGCATTGGCAGATTGTAGATGGGTTAACTCTGTACCAATTTTCAAATCCAAGGTTTCCGTAACAATGTCCAATATGTTTTGTAAACATATTACTATTCTTGACAGGAATTATAATTGATTCCCATCCATCTGTTGCATCACAGCTTTGAATAAGATTACCTTGCACCCATTCTCCATTATCAAGCCTTTTGGCTTTGAATAAATATCTATCTTCCATATTCTCTCCTTTCAATATTTATTTGATTATGGACATATTTTTCTTTATTCTTTCCTTTTCACGCTTCTTTTTTGCTTCTGGGAAAATAAAATCCATAGCGTCATTCCAACCTTTTGTGTAATCGCATTCGCTGATATGATCTTCATAATTTCTCATTGTTGGTACGCTTTTGTATAATGGCTTTTCAACCATAGTCTCTCCTATTCCGCTTCTGATTGAAGCCATTCAAGTATACACTTCTTGCACATCCCTACATTATCTACATAAGGGCACTCATCTATATGCATAACTTCAAGGCAACTATTAAATAATGTATCAGCTAATTCTTCATCCGACATATTCCTTATCCTGTCGGCATTGGTTGTTGTGGATTTAGATGTAGTAATCTCCATCGTCACGTCCGTAATAAGTCCATCTCCATAACCATCTAACTTTACAGATTCAATATCGCCAGCAAAATTGCCATTTAAAGATAAATTCAATATTCTCGGTTTTCCTGTAGCACCATATCTATTTTCTTTTGTATCAAGAATTTTTATCAAATCACTAACTGTTACTACTTTCATCTTCTCCACCTCTCAATTCTTTCAGTTTTGCTTCGGCTTCGGATTTTGTGAGGAATACTGTTTTGCCAAATTCCATTACATCAATTTGACCAGATAAAGTCCTGTCATTTGATTCATAATCGCAAAACAGTGTAGTTTCTCCATCTTTAAAACAATCCAAATGGAAGTCCTTAACTGTAAACTTGTCTACATCTTTTCCAAATCCTGCAAAATCAAGGAAAATTTTATCTCCAACCTTACAAGGCAACTTGATAAGTCTGCCCTGTTCCTCTAAGTCCTCATATTCTTTGAGTTTTCTTAAATATTCAGCAACCTGTTTATGCTCCCAATATTCTTTTATCCCATTACCCATAACTGCTGTTTCAAGATACTTAACATCACAAGCTTTTTCGTACATTCCTGTTTTTCTTCCGCAATGCTCGATTATCTCATCAATTGTTAATCTCTCCATGTCTATTCCTCGCTTTCTGCCAGCTTTGCCATTTTCCAATCGCTTATATCGCCACTTCCGCGCGCACTCCAAGATGTTGCTCCGTATCCCCATGCGTACACTGTTCCGTTCTCGTATTTTGCAAAATACCTCCGTGTCCACGCATCAGATTCTATGCCTCTCACAAGAATCGGCGTATCGACCGCTACCTTGCTCCAATCAACAGGCGGCTCAACATATTCTGAATTAAGCCATTCGCGGAAATTATATGTACTTCCTTTGCACGAATCTGATTCATAAAAATCGCACTCTTCACATTTAATTTCTTCGCAAATTGCAGGCTTTCCATTTTTTAATCCAAACAGTGCTGTGTTTGCCGCAAGTTCTATAATCTCATTTCCGTATTTTTCTTTATTTGTCATATTAAACCTCCAAATCACATATAAACTTAATCTCATTCGCCAAACTCTGCGCTATCATCGGCACCGTCAACTGAAACTGCTTGTAATTAGCCAATGTGTCGATGTAGTCAATAAACTTGTCCGTGAACTGCTGTAACTGCTTCACAGACAGCTTAAATTCCTTTTTCAGAATCGTAAGCGTGAGCGCGAAATAGTTAAACAATGACGCGCTGGAAAGTCTGTAGGCTTCACGCTCGATACAAAATCCTTTCTTGGCATATAAGACCATTAACTGCCGCTGCGGAATCTGTTCAACTTCTGCCTTGGTGTCAACGCCGTATTTGTCTTTCAGGTAAACAGCCAAGTCCTTTCCGTTCTTCCCGCCGCATGATGCTTCATCCAAGTAAGATTTCAAAAAATCCTGCAACCGGATGATTCTTGCCTGTCCGAACCCAAATTTGTCATGCAGAATTATGTACCCAATCACGACAAAATCTTTGTATGATTTTGATATAACCTTATCAGAATTTCTCTTTTCAAAATCATTTCGCCCGATAATCCGCATTTCCTGTTTTGTGTAAAATGTTGGCTTTTTATTCCGTCTCAACGCATTGCTCATTTCTTTGATTTCTCCTTTCTGTATGTGATTTCCAACCATGCAAAATGACTCAATACAAGCTGTCTTGCACGCTCTTCAATCTCCATTCCTTTGTATTTGTTTATCAATGATTCTCCGGCTTTTACAACTTCATCCCACCAAGAATCAGTGCTGTCCGGTGAATAGTATTTCTGAATGAATTGCCAATAATCCATAAATACTTGCCATTCTTCCGAACCCTTTTCAATCTTTGCACTTGCCATAGCCACTACCTCTAAAATGGACAATCGCCATTGTATGGCTTAAATCCGTCCCCACGTTCTTTCTTTTTTATTTCCGCAACAACATCATCAAACGGTTTTTCGATTTCAACAAACTTCATGTGATCTCCGTCAAACTCCATTGCTTCACGCATTGTCATTCCCTGTCTGTTCTTTTCGATTTTTACACCCTTGGCTCCCTTGTCATTGTCTGACAGATTCCACAGCATAATTATGTTTGACGCATCCTGTTCGATTGCTCCGGATTCCCTCAATTCTGCCATGGTAGGTTCTTTTGTGTCTCTGCTTTCGGAAGCCCTTGTTATCTGCGAAAGTGCTATTACATGCGTATTTAAGTCTCTTGCAACAGATTTCAAACCCCTTGAAATTGATGCTACTTCTTCATTTCTTCCGGAATATCTGTTATCCGGCATAAGCAACTGCAGATAGTCAACAACGATAACATCAAAGTTTTGGTGTCTGCATTCTGACTTTATTTCCCTCGGAGATACAGTACCGGACGCAATCCATAATTGATAATCGCTCATTTCCTCATTTGCTTGGTTAAATTTTTCCTGCTCATCACCAAGAAATGCTTTCGCCCGCCTTATTCTCGTTAAACCAATTTCTGCAAGCCTTGAAACGAATCTTTCATACACCTGCTTATCGCTCATTTCCAAATTGAAATATGCAACTTTAAGACCTCTCTTTGCCATATTCCCAATAATCTGCGTTGTGAGTGCGGATTTTCCGACTGCCGGTCTTGCAGCAACTACTGTTACGTCACCGCGTTCGAGATCTCCAAGTGCATCATCAAGTTGCGATAACCCGATTTTTATACCTCCCTCTCCAACACTTTCGTTGAAATATTTGTCTTTATTCTCAACTGAAATCTGCTTAATTGGTTTTAACTTTACTTCTTTCCCCTCTTGCAAATGTTCAAGTCTTGTAAGAAGATCGCTGATTGTATCATCAATGTCGCATGGTTTTAAACTGGATTTCTGATACATGTCACGAACCATTCTTGCCTTGTATTCTTTCGCAACCGCATCGGCATAGCTTTTAACCATAGTTGAAGTGATTGTTCCGGTAATACAGGATTTCATCAATTCGCTAATCTGCTCCTGCGTGTATTTGTGATTCTCAAGTGCCATTGACAAAGACATGGGATCAATGTTTTCATTCCGGTCATACATGGCAAGCATTTCCTTGTATGTGTCCTGCGCGAAATCCGAACTAAACATTTCCGGTTTCAGTGTTCGCCAGATGCTATTTAGCACATCATTGTCAATCAGTACGCACCCGATCACTCCGAACTCCGCTTCTGTCAACTACAATCACCTCGTTTCTCCGCAATCTGCAACCAATAGTCGCAATCGTTTTTCAGCCAATCGACATATTTTGGAATGTATCGAAAATCCGTATCGTCCGGATTCTTTTCTTGATAGTCACTCAAATATGCTTCCGTGGCTTTGTATAACAGCCGTGCAATGTCCGGTTGGTTCTCTTCGATAACTTCTAGCACCTTATCCATCCAAGCCGTTTTAGAGGTACTGTACGCTGTTTTCTTGGGGTATATACTAAAAGTCTTTTTCCATGCATCGTCAAAATCAAAAAAATCTCTGGAATCGGTCGACAGCGAATTTTCTTTTATATTTTCTTTCTCTTTATCTTCTTCTTTTTCTTCTTTATCTGAAACAACGACGTCAGACGATTTATCGAGCGATTTTTGCTCAATTAGGTTTTTCTGCTTCTTTCTCCGGTTCTGCTGATATAGCCTGTCACGTTCCTTTTTCTTCTCATAAGCGTCAAGTGTTTGATGCTTATTCCAATTCGGAATCGTTATCACATTGTCAACAACTTCAATCATTCCAAATTCTTCAAAGGTCTTAAGCGCAAGCCTTACCGTGTTCAAATCTCTGCGGAAAATGGTGGCAAGCATTTCATCCGTAAACGGCAATTTGTTGCTCATCATAAACACACCGTTGTTATTCTGTTTTCCGGCAAGAATAAGAAGTTTGAACCAAATCGTAATGATGCTATCCGCACTCGGCATACTCTCAATCAGCAGAATCTTTTCATCATCAAAGACATCTGTTGTGATTTTAATCCACTTGACTTCTGCCATCTAATCACTCTCCTCATATGTATTTTCAGAAATCAAAGCCATAAACTTCTCATACTGCTTTTCAGAAACTTTGTTACCCTGTTTATCCGGCTTCAAGCGGATTTCAAGGTGCTTTTCAGCAATATGCGATAATTCCTTAGCAAGAGTCTTTTTGCCTTGTTGTACGCCCCGCATATAACCTTTGACCACTTTTCTTTCTCCGATTGAACCACTTGCGCGATTTTCTCCTTGACCGCCCAAACTGACATTACGCAATTGATAGCCTTTATCTGCATATAACTTGATGTAATATTTCTCCTTTTTATCAAGCTGGCTCTCTGAGAAATTCAGAAATTCAACTCGCCAACCATAAGGATTGTCGCTCTCGTTGTACAACTTATGCTTCCGTAAACTAAGGTCTATGTGTTGTTCATAGCCTGTAAGGTGGCTACACAATCTGCTGATTATATGCAGTGCCTGCCCGATATACGCATACCGGAAACCATTTTCATCCTCACGAAGTAAGAAGTATATTCCGCTTTCATCATTCAGTTTCGGATTCAACGCAAGCCACTTCTGTTTATTTTTGGCTTCGATGGCTTTTGCCTGTCTAAATTTCTTATAATCCACCCCAATCACTTCCTCTCCAATGGCTTCATGCTCATTTGAGCCACAAACTTTCCGTAACTCATTCCGGAAGCGCGTGCCATATGATTCACAGCCTTGATTGCATCATCCTTTTTCTTTGGCTTTCTCAATCGTTCTTTAATGTCAATGCCGATGCAGTCTTGGCAATCAACTTTGCGTTCATCTATCGTCATAAACAGCCTGCCACATTTCGGGCATATTCTTGTATACACAATTCTTCCAGCCTTTTTAAAATTCTTAAACTGTGCGTATCTTTTTGCACATTTGGGTCTGCAGTATTTTTGATCTGGTCGCTTCGGCTCAAATTCAGCCATACAGTATTCACATAATTTCAATTTTTACCTCCAATCTTTTGTAAGGGCGGCACGGTAAACGTACCGCCAAAACATGGCTTTCAATAAGGTTTGTGATAACTATTCGCCAAACAAGATAGTTTCTTTTAGGCTTTCGCCAAGGTGTTTCAACCTAATTATTCTTCAATTACTTCAAGTTCATTTTCTTTTAAAGCGGAGTACTCGCTTGATTTATAACTGCTAAGTGCTTTTTTCGGAGAATATGCCGATTCTTTCGCGCAATATGGCACACTATTGGTTTCTAATGCAATAACGATTTCTCCCGGTTTAAAAAACCCATAACTATCACTAATAACTCTGCATTTTGTTCCTCTTTCCATGCTTTCTCCTTTCAGAACGGACAAAGGTTCATATCAACCTCTAGCCCTTTTTCTGCAACATAAACATTCGTTCCATATTTAATTGTTTCTTTCGTTCGTTGTAGGAATAACGCGGGATCTCCGCTTGTGTCCGATAAGTGTATTAAAACGACATTTCGCAAAGCTGGGTTGTCGTTCGTCTGAATAAATTTAAGTGCCGTATCAAGGCTCATATGACCTCGCAAACGGTGTTCGTAATTTGGCTCATTCCGGGCTACCAAGTCCATGCTATAATTGGCTTCAGCCATGATATGCTCAACTTTTATGCCAGAAAAGTCATATCTGCAATATTCCAAGTCGGTCAAGAATAACAGCTTTCCCATTTCCTCATGCTCGATTAAATAGCCGTAGCACTCAATTTCTGTATCGTGCGGTACGTTGAAAGGGGTCACTGTAAAACTTCCGATTTGCCGTACTCTGCGTGGTGGAATGGCTATTGTACGCTCTCCGGTTATGGTTTCAAGCGCGGTCTGCGTTTCAAATGCTGTATAAACCGGGATACCGGATTTCATGAAATCTTTTATGTATCGTGCATGGTCTCCTAACCATGCTCATGTGAGACGATACATCCTGCGACATCAGAAATACGCCAATCAATCATTTTCTTAAAATAAAGAAATTTGCATCCGGCTTCGATTGCAAGAATCTCTCCACTACTGCTGATTAAAGCGTAACTGTTGCCTGCCGATGATGAACCGCAACATCGCATAAGCATTTAAACCACCTCACTTTCATCAAAATTACTTAATGCCATCTACATGATACCTTCCGTAACCGCTACTTCTTCCACTTCCGATACCATTACCAAATCCTGCAAGGTTGATAATATTTACAATCTGCTCAATAGAAAAGGCATTTTCAGTGTACTGAATTGTGAATGTGGCACTCCAACCACTAAATCTGTTAAGGTATACCAATACCGGACTACCTTTCTTTGGTGACATTAACTTTTCATCAATGTGATGTTCTGCAAATCTGATAGGTACTAAATCACCCTTTGCGATAATGTTCACTCCTGCGTTAAACTTTGTGGCGTATGTATCAATCTTATTTTGCACAACTGCCTGTCCGAATGACTTTTTAAGTCCGAACCCTGTTATACAAGGCGCATTTTCTTTCAATGCCTGTGTAAGCCCTTCCTCTGAAAAATCAGTAGGTTTTCCATTGTACCAATGCATCGAGGTAATAATTGCCTCCCACGGATTAGGCTTTGCTGTGTCCTTTGCCTTATCCTTGCGCTTATCAATGAGTTCCTTTGCGTTTACGTCATTCATTTTGTTAAGAATCAAATCTCCGTCACCTGCAATAGTGATTTCTGCTGTTTTAATATTTAATGGTTTGATTTCTATTACTTCTGTTTTTGCCATGTCTTATAATTCCTTTCATTTTAAATTCTTACCGATAGCACTTTACAAGCGATATGATGTAGTATTTTGTTCTGTTCTTATGTTTGCTATGGTTTCATATTTTTGCATGTTGTTTGCTAATTAGTTATATGGTCGGTATCATACCGCCAGTAAAATGCTATCAGCTTATTTCCTATAATCAAGTGCTTAACAAGTGACATAATCACATAAATATTGTATTGTCGTGTCCTATGCTCTCATGTCGTTTCCTGTGTTGTCTTGTTTTAAGCTATCCTTATATATAATTGTGGCTATGCCACCTATTAAACACTTGAAAATAGGTTGTTTTGTTTTTTGCTTTCTTGAATCGTCCTATTATTTTCTGTTTTATGCTATATATTATCTAAGCAGTGATTAAATCAATCTGCTCAAATATCTGTTCCAATTCAGAAAGCGTTTCATATTTCTTTCTGAAACTCTCTAATTCCGATAACGCTCTTTTCAGCAAATCTTCATATTCTGTTGTGTTTGTCAAAAAGGTTCGTGTCGGCTGATAAATTGTATCAGATGTTCTGCTCAATACCCTTACAAGCGGTGCATCTTCGCTCCTTGGTTCTATGTATAACATTCTAATAACATTTCCTGCCTGTATGGTTCGATATTTTTCTGCGGCAACATCGTTATCCCATTCAAAGCATTTATGTAATTCAGTGTTTATTCCTTTTGCATATTCGAGAATCGCTTTAGGTGTTATTTCATTTAAGCTACACATTTCCGCATAACACTTATTTGCGTCAGCATTAAATACGCCATTTAATCTCCATTTCACATTTTCCATACCCTACTCCAATTCTTCCTCTGCCGGAAATTGAAAGATAGCATTGCTAATGCATTCTATTTTTGACGGCTGATTTTCTGTTTGCACCATAATTCCGCATTTCTTTAATCTTTCAAATTCCCTTGCCACATCTTCCGAAATATCAACATTCTGCATTGCGATAGGCATACCGATATATGCATCTCTAAGCATTTCCATGGCTTTCTTCGCTTTTTCTTTGGTGGAATATTCAGCAATTTGCATGTCTTCATTAAGCGACTCAACACCTATTAAGTTTTTGTTCAGGAAATAAATTCTTGACCTGAATCTCTGAATAATCACCTCTTCATATGGTACATCCATTGTTCCGTCCTGCGATATAACTCTCATAGCAACCTCCCTAATCTTTCATAAAGTCCGGTACGTTCTCGTCATTCTCAGCAACTTCTCCGGCTACCTTCTCTGGCTCGACTGCTGCACTTTCGGTTGAACAAGGTTCCGCCGTAACAAATGGCTCACTGTTGGCGTTCTCCGTAATATCACGCTTGACTTGCTCTTGCAAATCTTCCATCGGATATTCCTTGAAATCGCCATCCTCGATTTCTTCCTTGGTATAAAGTCCCATTGTCAGCTCCGGGCAATTCAGACTAGAGAAGAATGATGCCGCTCTGTAACGAAGCATTAACTGCGGCATTGTTTTCCACTTGCTACCGTTCTTCTTCGTCCAACCTTCATCATCTGCCATCTGCATATTAACTTCCATGCCCTCAATTCTTCGACCATTTTTCATAGTCCACGCAGTGCAAGAATAAGGTTTTCCGTTCTTGCCCTTGGTTTCGTCGTACTGCAACTCCATGTCGAATTTGTTGCTGGCATTGATAGACGCGATCAAAAACTTACTGCTCCAGCTTGGCTTGCCCTGTATCAGAAAAAGGTTCTGCATAACCATAAGTGGGCTGATGCACATTCTCTGCGCCTGCTCGATGGCGATCAAACAGTTAGATGGATTTTTCTGATACGTCTGCGGAACTATTGTTGACTCGGCTAACGCCTTTGCCATCTGCATAGCCATAATGAAATTGTCGGATGTTCCGAAAATTCCAAGGCTGTAATCGGTAACCTTGTTATTATGTGTTGCAACCTCTGTCTTTTCTTCTGCCTTTACTAATTCTGTGTTTTCTGCCATAATTATTTTTCCTCGCTTTCTTTTCTTATTGCTTTTCTAAATGCTCCATTTTTAAGGAATTTCAAAACAAGATTGAGTTGCATATTCTTGAAAACCTCTATGTGCTTTGTACTGTGATACCACATTACCCATTCCTGTTTCAAAAGTTCCTCAATGCTTGTAATCTGCTCACCCTCTGCGAATTTTCGCTGACTCAAAAGATATTCCCTGTGTTTTTGAATGTTCTCGCATTTTGCGCACTCTTCGGAAGAATACCTTGAACAATGCTTTCCATTAAGGTTTACAGACAATGCACAATATCTACATGGATTAACTCTCATCGTCACCACCGCTTTCCGGTTCATCACACTTCTTCACAACTGCCACCTTATCAGCACCGTAGGTATCAACCCACTTCATATCCACGGTTTCATCCGTGACCGTCAGCTTTGCACCCTTGGCATTTACAACCGTGTCACCGGCTTTTACATTATCCTCGGTACGATACACATAGCTTCTTGTGCTGTTTGGAAATTTCGCTTTGATATACTGCATAATTACCTCTCCTTTTTCACATATCCATTTGACAAATTTTCAAGAATACGCAAAAGTCTTTCGTTTGTTTCTGAGGCTTTTCTAAGTTTTTCTATAAGGCTATATTCATTACGCTCAAGGTCATTTACCTTTGTTCGCAAATCTGAGTTTTCAGCCTTCAATTTTTCAATATCATCCATGTACACGACCTCTCTTTCCTTTATTCCTCGCGTCTTTCTCACAATACGGAAGAGAACAATGTCCGTCTCTTCCCCAGAACCCTTTACTTGCACTCTTCCAACGCTTGCATGACATGCACCGTGCATCAGGCTGTGTGATGTTGTTTCCAATTCCTACTCTCGACATTCAATATCCCCGCTTTCTTAGTGAAAATCCGCTTCCGGTTCTTTTTCCGGTTGAATATAACTGTCATCATATTCCTTATCAATAACGATAGCCGTTCCAGCTCTGGATAATCTCAAGAGTAGCACCTCAAATTCACTCAAGTTTCTAAGTGACGAAATCGTCAAATCCTTATAGGAAGAAAGTGTATATGGTTCTTCTTTTCCGTTGCCCCATATCCGCTTTGACACAGGAATTTCAACATTCAGTTTTTCATCATGCTCATTTTCAAATGTGATAACTGCTCTTTGCACACTGCTCCATGATGGCTTATCTTCCAGCTCAAACCGCATTTCACATTCCACGGATTGATAAGAAACGCCATCATCGTAATCAATGTCTAAATCTTCTGTGTCAATATCCCTTTCGCATTGTTTAATCCATGCCTTGAACAAATCCGTAAGTTTGATTTCTTTCTGCTCCGGCTCCACCATAAGGTCTTTAAAATTCTCCAGAATCTTTTTATTTCCAATACAGAAATCCGAATTAACAATCTCTGTTAAAACAGAATCAAGTTTGGGAAGATACTCTGAAAAATCATAACTCTCAATGTATGGAACCATGACTTCTTTTACCTTTTCCTCAATGGCATGCTTTGCATCTCCCCAACGAAAAGCATCTTCGATTGCTCCCACCAATGCATTCATAAATTTTTCTTTGACAATTTCACTTACTTCATCCGAAGATAAACTTTCCGATGCTATTTTCAATAATTCTTCTTTCATTTACACACCCTCCACTTTCAACTGCTTATCCTCGGAAACCGTCAGAAGAATTAGCTGGGTATCAACGACCGGCACATATTCGTCATTGATGCCCTCAGCACCATCAAGGAAGATAGGAACATACATATTAAAGAACTTCTGAAAACTGTTGCAAATATCAATCTTCGCTTCAATTTCTCTGCCAGTGTTAGTCGTGTCACCGAACACCTTGTAAATGCCGGTTTCTTCATCAAGCACCGTAGGAATACAAACTTCCTTATATTCTCCGTTTTTCTGGAAATCGAACAACTTCCAACGTACAATACCGAAATGCTGATTGATTTCCTCAACAAGTAACTTATTCTTTCGTTTTGAAACTTCTTTGAGCTGATAAAGAATCCTCTCGGCATCTGCCTTTGCTTGTCCATACTCGTTCTGTTTATGTCGCATATCTGCAATCTTGTCATCAATTTGAACATTGTTTTCAGCCTGTGCAATAATCTTATTTACTTCATCAAGCTGGCTCTGCAGATCTGCTTTCTCGACTTTCAAATCAGTAACAATCTTGTCCGCACCATCAGATTCCAGCTTTTCAATATCGGCGAGAACCTTGTCACGCTCTGCTTTCAGTTTCACATAATCTTCATTCTGCGTGTAATCAGCTTCGCTCGGGATCTCGGATAACTGCTTCGAAAGTTCTTCTTTCTTTGCAATGGCATCCTGTTCCTGTTTCTTTAAAGCGTCAATTTCTGTATTCAGATCAGCATTTTTCTTTGTAAGTTCGGTAATAAGTTCTTTCTTCTCGGTGCCAATAGTATTCAACCGATTCAGTTCAACCTTTTTGTCAGTGTCAAACTTAAATCTTTTTGCTTTCAGTTTTTCTTCTGCATCCGCCTTGGCTTTTTCTTTCCGGCTTTCAAAATCAGCCTTTAACTGCTCGATTTTACCTTCTGGCAACTTCTGACCGCACAGTGAACAAACAGTGCTATTTTCATCAAATACCCACTTGGATTCGTCAAACAGGTAAGGCGCTTCATCAAATGCCTTGGCATATTCTGCATTGTACTTTTCTCCAATTTTCTTCCGTTCTGCATCCGCATCTGTGATAGCCTTTTCATTACCGACAATCTGATTTTCTTTCAAAGAAATCGTCTGCTCCAGATGTTTTAATTCATCTTCGAAACCGCGCAGATCAGCATCAATTTCGTATCTACGATTGGATAATTCGCGGTTCATCGTCTGTGTAATTCCGGATATATCAAGTTGTAACCGCATTTCCTTATCGCGCAATTCGTCAAGCGAATGATCGGCACCGGCAATCTTCTTATCGCATTCAGCGATTCTTCTTGTCAGATCAGCCTTGGCAAGTTCCTGCTCTGCCACATCAACATCAACTTTCGCTTTCTCCAAACCGATAATCTGATTAGGAATCGCATCTAACTGTTCAACTGCTTTCTTCTTGGAAGCGTTATTCATGGCTTCAATTTCCTCGAATTTATAAGATTCAAGTAGTTTTGCAACATCTGCTGTATCTTTGCACATTTGCGCAATCTCTAAATCTGTTTTTGCACTTGCCATAGCGAATAAGGATTTTCTCATTTCATCCTGTTTTTTCTTCAACGACAAATCCTTAGTGAACACATTCGGGTGCGAACAAATGAGGAATTTATCAAACTCAAATCCTAATTCTTCCAGATATGCCTTAAAATCACGTTCTGTCTTAGGCACAGAATTGATCTCATATGTATTTGTGATAGTAACTTTCGAAACTCCATTTTTATCCGGCTTTCCAACTTTTCGCTTCTGCATCTTGGAAAGAGTAATCTCTTTTCCGTCCACATCAACATCTGCAGTAACGGTTGGAATGCAATCTTCTATATTGTCCGGTCTAATGTTTGGATTGCTGACAAGCTCATAGTTCTTATCAGACGTCAGCCAGTACCATGCCGCCCCGATTGTGGTCTTTCCTCTCCGGTTCATGCCGGAAACCCTTGTTGTCTTGCCAAATTCGTATGTCTTATCCTTTACCCCCTTGAAATTTTCAAGTCGCAACGATTTCAAAATCATTCGCATTTTTACACCCCCACGATTCCTTTTATTGATAACTCATATGTAACTTTTTCCACAACGTGACCATCTTTACACGTTTTCTTGTATCTCCGGCTCTGCAATCTGCCGTACGTGCTTACCTTATCGCCTAAAGCAAGTGAGTCTGTATATTCTGCACACTTTCCCCATGCGATACAAGTAATCAAATCCTCTTTTCCGTTTTCTCTTACGTTTTTGAGTTTCACATCACAGATTTTACGGCCAAGTGGTGTTTCTCTAAGATGCTTTTCCTCGATAATTCCATCAAGGCTTACTTCATTCAAAGGGCTATCATCCTCTGGTTTTGTGATTGTATCAGCCATAACATACATAAGAATTGCTTTTCCAGATCCGGTTTTTACGTGCCGGGTAATTATCTTTCCCTTGACACATACCGTTCCGCTAATTTCTGTATCGCTGATTTCTTTGTCAAACAGTACCGGAAGTATATCTGCAACACCACTTCTTCTTTCAACTCCGATAAAAAATTTATAAAAATTCTTACCATTTGATTTATGGCTTTCCCTTGGTGCTGATACAACATCACCGATCAGTGTTATTTTGTTCTCCATTGCTTCTCCTTTCCATTTCTCTTCCGAGAACCTTTTTAAAATTCTCTTTATCATTCTGTTTCTTTCGTTTCCCTGCCAAAAGTTCAGCAAGCATACGCTTTTCTTCCGTGGAACATCTCGTGCCACTTATATACACAACGCCTACCATGCATCCTCTCTCATTCTGCGATTTCTCTTAATTCGCTTGTCAAGTTCGGCTCTCTTTCGGTCTACCTCTGACCAGTAATACATGATTGCCGCAATTACCGCACCGGCTACAAATTTAATAGCCGACATATTCCCGGACGCGCCCTCACTATCCATATAACACGCGGCAACTAAGGAATACTCCATTGCAACCGCGCCTATGATGAATTGGATTACTTTTTTCATTCATGCTCTCTCCTTTTATCGCGTTCTTCTTCCTGCTCACTATGTTTCGAAGCAGAACTCTCTACCATTCCAAGGACATATCCTTTCTGAAAATCTGTCATATTCGGAATGGCATCACGAAGCTTTTCAACAACTCGCTTTTCCTTTTCGCTCATTCAATCACTTCCTTTCATGCGCAATATCTGATTTCGTACTCTGATACGATTTTCGAAAAGATTTCACGCAATTTCTTATCATCCTCAATAATGTCCATTTTGTTCAATGCGCTGATTTCTGTTTTCGTGCATCCGCTTTCTGCCATGCGCTCACGTCTGTTTCTGATTCTTCTACTCAAGTCGCATCCGGCACGGTGTTCAAGTTCTGAATACATTTCAGTCCTCAATACATTGAATTGACAGTCTGCATTTCTCTGAATCCGGTTAAACTTGGCATTTATTTCATTTCTCCAATTATCAAATACCGGCTTCACCGCTTCTTTGATATGTTCAGTTGTTTCAATGGCTTTCTGTGCTGTGTCCTGCACTTTGGCAATCTGTCTGTCTCTCTCCTTGTCAGCAAGTTCTTTTTGAACCATCTGATTAAGAAGTCCTTGCAATGCTTGCAGTTCCGGAGATAACTGATCGTTGACACTTTGATGTACATTGAAATAGGAAGAAACTAATTTTCTTTGCACTTCCCATGCCAAATCATCCGTAAATGACTTGACCAACATCAGATAGCCCTGTTCGGTAATGAGTGCCGTTCCTCTTGGACTCACGGTATCAATTCCTACTGGACGAAATCCGTCCAATTCAGTATTTTCAATGTCTGACGGCTTCAAAACGAAATAATCTTCGCCCTCAACAAAATGTTTCTTGTTCTCAGCGAATCTGTGTCTTGCTGTTCCGTCTGGTCTTTCATGAACTATGTCAATGTCCTTAAATGTGACCACTCGCTTGCCTTTGTACTCTTTGATGGAAATATCTGCATTTCCAATGTGTACCAAATTATCCATACTTTCACTTCCTTTCTGTGGTATAATATTTTCAAAAACGGAGGAATTAACATGCTTCTAAAAATTGAAAGAATAATATTAAAGAAAATATCTAAAACAAATTTTTCAATCGAACTTTCCGAAATAGGTAAATTCGATGAAGAAGATGTATATCAAGCGTTTTTGGATTTGCAGGATAAAGGATATGTAACAAAAGTAAGTACATCTGCGGATAGATCAAATTTTAGCTTTATAGTTTCTCCAAAAGGAAGATTTTATAAAGAATACTTTTTCCTTTCATTTTTGAGAAATATCCTTATCCCATTTGTTGTTGCCATAATCACGGCAACCGCTACATATCATTTAGAAAAAGTAGCAGATAGCTATTCCGACAGCAGCTCCAGCCAATGCGCTTATGAATTGGACTCCTCCAATAATGAACGGCTCAAACTTATCAAGTAAGTCGCGCTTTTGTCTGAACGTCATTTTCTTCATGTTCTCACCTCTTTCCTGTTCATTTGATGTACATACAATAGCACATTAAATATACATTGTCAATAGTTTTTGTTGACTTAATGAACATTTAATGTTAATATAATTGTGAAAGGAGGGTAAAGGATGAATGAGAGAATAAAGCAAGTTCGGTTATCGACAAAATTAAGTCAAACCGAATTTGCAGAAAAAATTTTAGTCTCACGATCTGCTGTATGCAAAATGGAAAGCGGAGAAAATTCTCCATCAGAACAAACTGTTAAATTGATTTGTCAAGAGTTTAATGTCAATGAAGATTGGCTTCGCACCGGAAACGGAGAAATGTTTGTTGAATTATCAAAAGACGAACAGATTTCAGCAATGCTTGGAGAAATCCAAAGATTAGGTGATGAAAACTTTAAGTATCGACTTGTTTCTGCACTGTGCAAATTAAGCGAAAGCGATTGGACAGCCTTAGAAAATTTAGTAGATATGATTTCAGACAAAAAGTAAAAAAGAGCCAAGGGCAATGCGCAGACCCTTGGCTCTTTTCCTATTTTAATAAGTTACTTATGTATGCATATATGGTTTTTAACCAATGCAAATTTTCGCATTTTTCGATAAGTTTAATGATTTCATTTTTGTAGTACTCTTTTCCCAACCTAAAACCCCCAATCATATGCCCTATGTAGCGATACAGATATTATAGAACGTGTGTTCGGCATAGTCAATCCCCAATTATGGGCAGAGCCATGCCAAGCCCCACCCATGCCAGAACTTGAAGCGTCCTTTCGGACAAGTCCATAGTATCACTGCAATATGCATGATTTCAACATTTTTCGGTCGCAAGTTTCGACAGAAAATGTCATTGCAAAGAAGCGGAAAGCTGTTTCTCAATCTCTTCTTGCACTTTTGCGCGCCAACGCATCGGCACTTCATCAATCGTCATTTTCTTGTCTACCAGAATACGTCTCACGTAGAATTTAACCATATCCTACACCTCACTTTCTGCGGCAATGCTTGCCAGTTCTTCGATTGCTTCTGCGTTTGCTTCGTGTCCTGCTTTAAGCTCATCAATTGCCTTTTCCATTTCCGTCTTGGTTCTCAGATTAACGGTTACTGTATATGTACCATCTTCTGTGCCACTATCGTCCGTATTAGGAATATAAGAAAATCCCTCGCTCTTCAAATCTTCATACTCACCGGAAGTCTGATCATTGTGTGTAAATGTGACCTTTGAGATGTTCTCTTCCGAGAAGGCATCTGTGATTGTCTTGATTCCGTCAAAATCTTTCGACTGAATCTGAATATTGCCGAGACTCGCTCCTTCGGCGATCTCGAACTCTGTTTTGTTTTTCAAAATAATTTTGTCCATAATTTTTCCTTTCTATGTGTAAATTTACGGGTTACTAAACTTATTTAAACGGCAGTTTTGGTGAAAACAATGGTCTTTATTTCGAGTGCCAAATCCTTATTAGCGGTTTTAGTACTTACATTAAAATACGCAACTGTGCATGGGCAACTGAATGGTCTGAGTGGAGAACACTTTAATTTGTATTTTTTGTTTATTTTTTAAACCAAGAACACCATTCATTTCTTTCAGTTTTGGATCTTACATATATACTATTTTTGCTATCGATCACACTTATAACGATTTGAACGCTATATATAGAATTAGTACCAAATGCAATGAGAATTGACCAACTTGCACCTGGCGAATTTTCTAATTTATTAGTGTCCCCAATCATATATACTCCAGATGTGTAATAATTTAAATTGCTACCATCTGGGATAAAATCGAAAGTTCCTAATCTGCCGTTTAAATCACTTAACTGTTTTGCAAGTGTACCATCCAGATTCGGATTTGCCTGTCGTGCATCTAATGCAAACCCGGTTTCTGTTGTTACCTGGTTATTTACAATACTTTCAGGTTGCAGTGCAGTTCCGATTTTATCCTTTAATGTATCTGCCAATTTTATGACGTTTTTCGCTTCGTCCAATGTAATTGTGGTTCCATCCAAGTTAATGCTAAGCGTTCCACTCTCATCTACGCTCATGCTTTTTCCGTCCGGTTTTACAATTCCGGCTTCCTCTGTTGTTGCAATTGCGCCAACACCGCCAACAATCGACTTCGACCAATATTCTGCGTTTGTGGGTAACGTCCCCTTCGGCACAGCTTTTTTTGCTATGAACATTGTGTTATTATATGTTACCTCATCAAGTCTCTTATACTCCGACTTTGCGCTCCAATCGCCCTTTGGCACAATTGCTACTCTTCCTGCTATAGCCATTTAAGCCACCTCCCAGTTTAAATTTCCGTCATTGTCAACGACAAAGTTATATGCTGCATTGTCCGTGTAAATCAACTCCCCATCCTCGTTCACATCAAATTCTGTCATTGTGAGTTTCTTGTTAATCTCGTCTTCGATTCCCTGTGCTCGGTCTGCGCTGTCCTTGGCATCTGCGGCAGATTTTGCCGCCTTGGTTTCGGACTCTCCTGCGCTTTTGGCAGATGCTACCGCCTTGGCAGATTCCACCTTAATATCCGCTAAAAAGTTAGGTTGCAACTTATCCTCAGTTATTGAGCCGCCCTTAATCATCGGCTTGACTTTTCCATCAGAAGTGACCTCAAATGCAATCTCGTCACCCTCTAAGAACTCATACTGCGTGATCAGCGCGGATAAGTCCACGTTCTGCGCCGTGCCATCGTCAAGCGCGATTACCAACTGCTGACTTTCCGGATCATACTTGAAGTTGACTGCCAGCTTCTCCAACTTGGTATCAATGACCGCTTTGGAACCATTCATCTTAACGACCGTCAGCGTTCCGTTGGATTCATCCCAAAGGATTTCCTTTACAAGTTCGTTAGCCTTGGTCAAGTCAACTTTGGATGCATCCATAGCAACCACGCGATCATCCAGATTGTCAATCGCCAAGTCCATCTTGTTAAGATTAGATTCATTTACCGCTGTTTTTTCACTTGGGAGATTCTCCCAGTTGATGCGGTTATATATTTTCTGCATGGCTCACACTCCTTTCTAGTGCGGATAATCGTTGCTCAAAGTCCTTCATCTGTTCACTCAAATTTTTGTTTTCTCGCTTTAACTTTTCAATCTCCTTTTGTTGTTTTTGAATCATCTGAACATGCATAGCATGAAGCTCGCGATAATTAACGTGATGCAACTTATCATCGACATATAAATCAACGTGTTCGTCCGTATCGACCGGAAGATATTCATATAATGAAGTATCACGTTCCCTAATTCCAACATCTAACAAGGCTTTTTCTAATTCCTGTGAGATAAAGCCGTAATGGTATTGTCTGCTATCGGAAGATTTAAGCCCCGGCTTATATCTAAATTTAACAGGATGTAGTTTTAGATAAGCGGATTCTAATTCTTCCGGCAAATCAGTTATGTGATCCTTGATTCTTCTATCAGATCCGGTGTCAATCGTATATACTTCGCCATGAATTTGATATGTTCCGCTGTCTCCACCAATCACATTTAAAAATCGAATTGCTTTTTTAATCGTTGCGTTGCTGGTTGTTCCTGTTGGATAAGCCGTTATATTTTTTACCGGAATATCAGGAATGGCTTGATCTACATAGCTTTCAGTTGCCAAGTTTTCCCCGTTTGCGTCAGTAACAGACGATAAATCCAACCTAACGTTCTGCAAAAATGCATTATTTCTTCCGTCATGACTTAATATCTCTACTCCATATGCGTCACCGCTGTCAAAAAGCAGAGAGTCTATTATATGTACTCGTCCAAGAGCGTCCAGCTCGAAATTGTTACACTCTACAATCAATCGGTTTCCGCGTAACACAATCTGGTCGGCACTGGCATTAATCATAGAAATAACTTGGTCATTCTCATCCCTACCCAGCTTCAATTCCAATGATGCGTCTAATTGTCCCTCTGCTTTTTGTGCGCGGTTGACTTCTGCAGAAATGCTTTTTGCGGTCTGCTCAAACTTGGTATTTGTCTGTTCCTCTAAATCCTCATACGTGGATTGAAGATGGTCTGCATTTCGTTCTAACTTTCCGGTACGTCTTTCCACGCTTTCAATCGTATCTCTGATAGAATTAACCTTTGCAGAGTGCGTCTGCGTGCCCTGTGCCGAGATTGAATCTCTCTTGCTCTGCACTCCGGTTAGGGTGCGCTGCAATAGATACGTTTCAACGATTTCTCTTGTGGTGTTGAACCGGATTGGTTCGCCAAGTGTCAGACATGGATTTCCGACACAGGTGCAACTTTTAATCGGTGTGTATGCCGCCTGTTTCATAATCGGCAATAGGTTATTTGCAATCTGTTCCAGCTCCGCTCCGGTCTTGTCTGATACAAGAAAGTTTCCTGTAATCGAATAGTTGTTTCCGGAAGTTCCAACAATAGCACCGGCATTATCTTCGCTTGTCTTGATTTCAAGCTGTGTGATCGCCTTGCTTTGGAAGTCCTCATAATCAAACGTGATATAGTGTCCGGTCATGGACTCTGTATTTGCGTCAGACGGAAACAAATTGTCTGCCGGAAATAAATCTTCTGCCGGATAAAGCGCGCTTGTGATTGCTTTCAGAAAGACATACTCAAACTTGCCCTCTCGGTTGATATTTCCAAAGCATCCGTTAATCTCACAGATTGCCGTTACAACGGTTTTTCCACTGATAGCAGACTCTTCTGTGACCGCGCTTGAATCGTCCGTCTGTGTGGCTACAATCGTCTTATTGACCGTCATGGAATCATTGACAAGGCTTGTTTCAACTTGCGCAATTCCAAGATGCGCAAAGAAGCTATTTCGGAACTGCTTAAGTGTCATTGGAAAACTAAGTCCTGCATACCAAGACTTTACATCCGTATTGATAATGTCATACAAAACGTCATATGCCGTAATCTGACGTTTTGTACGGTCAGCCGTAGGAACATCGGATGCCACCTTAAAAACTCCGTATGGCATCGGATTTTTGCTATCTCCGTCAATCGTTTCTTCGATAGAGATTGTCTTTCCGATAATGTTTCCGGCAGTGTTTCTTGCTGTGAATTTTACGCAATTCGCTTCGCACGCTCCAAACTTTAATTCAGACTCCGAACAAAGACTTTCTTCAAGCGCAAACGTACCGATTTCAAGCATCGAATTGTCTATTTTCTGATTCGTTCCAACAACAGATATGACCATCTGTTTATCTGTCGCGGAATCCCAATACTTTTCTTTCAAACTGCTATTTATCATATACACCACCTACAAACGAAAATTTGATTGCGTCGTACTTAATCTTCCCATGTGCCACAGAATAGAACGTAGGCTGAATGTCAGCGATATATCCGTACTGTGTCACATATCCGCGTTTTTCCGGCACGTATGCCGTGATATAGCCGCCGCGCTCCTTTGCCTTGGTATAGTTCTTTTCTATGTTCTTCCAAAAATCATCAAACTGCTTTTCGGTCAGCATGGCTTTGGTTTCAAACTCAACCTTTAGGGCTTTCAGTTCCACGGCATCACGATGCTCATATCCGTTTTCATCCGTCCAAAGGTCTTTATCCTGCATGTTTACATAGGAACTAAACGTGTCCTGCTTTATTAAATTGTTCGGTATGGTATAATCCCCAAACTTTACTAAATATCCGCCATATCCCATCGTTTACCTCCTAAAATGGGTATAAAAATAGCACCTACCGTTTTGGTAGATGCTATCCATTTGATTAAATTTTAAGCTACTACTGATTCCCATTCAGATTTCAGCTTTTCTACATCGTTTTCAAAAAGTTTGCAAGCGATTTCGTACAACTGCGGAATCATTCCCATTTCCCTGTCGATATAATCCATCTTGTTTCTTACTTTTGGCTTGAGTGTGCACCCTTCCATCCTTGATTTAAGGTTGCAGTGATATTTCCTTTCAAATTCTCCATAAAGCAACGAATAGCGTTCTTGATACTTTCCATCGGCACCGAAACGGACAATCTGCGTTATCCGCTGTCTCTTAGTTGCCAAGTCAATATCATCAACGAGTCCGATAATAACATCTTCTTTATGGATGATTTCTTTCTGCTGCCTTTTAATGGTTTCGTTCTGCGCTCTAACAGTTTTTAATGTCTGTGAAAATATCAGTTTAGTGTTTTCATCCGCATATGGTAGGTAAGTGGAAATAAATAATTCATCATTATTGACATACCCACCTGTTTTACGGATTGTAGGGAGAACCTCGGATGTTACCCAACGTTTGAACTTATGAAGTTTCTCTTTTCTTTCGTTTATAAGGGAGTCGTTTTGTGACACACCCTTTGCTTTCTGCGGTTGCATTTGAAAAAGCAAGGAATATAAGCCGCTTTCATTAACAATCGTCATTTTTTGTTTTCCACCTGGAGTATCAATTTGTGACACACCCTTATCAGAATCATCAATATTTGAAAGGCTTCTTCTGTAATTCGTATCTCCGAATACTTCGCATATATCCTTTCCAACAAACCATGGTTCATCATCGACCATGACCATTCTGATCTGTCCGAATATTGGATTCTCGAATACCTCAATGCCATTTTGAATCTTAAGCATAAGTTGTGATTTTTTCATTCGTGTCTACCTCCATACATTTTTATCTGAATAAAAAAGAGGAAGCCACTTGTGAAATCACATTGGTTTCCTCTTTCGTACAGTATGGCGTTCGAGTAAGTAATCCGCTTCTTCACGGATAAGGTTGTTTCCTTAGTAATAAGGATAGACTATTTTTGATTTTGTGTCAATCCGATTTTGGAATTAAAATAAGCCGTGTTTCCACGGCTTAAGTATCATTTATCTTTCAATCTTTATTGTAACCAAGTATATGTATATGCTTCATCAACATATATCTTATAACTGCTCGGATAGATCGTATCGTAATTTGAATCGTACGGAAAACTAAACGAGAAATAATCGGTGTCTCCATTCTTTTCACATTCTGCATAATGATAATCATATTTGATCAAGTTGCCAGATGCATCATACATTAAGCAAGAAATTTTCACAAATGAAAAATCTTTTCCGGAATCGTTTGTAGCTTCAACCGTAACATTATCTGCTCCAATGTCCGATTGAACCATTATATTGCGAACATCACAAACAGCATTTGTTGCTTCATCAACACTCAACGACATTTTATAGTTATCATAAGAAACATCGTTATAATCAGAATCGCTCGGTGCGTCAAAATAAAGAACACATTCCTTACCGGATTCAAAAGCTCTGTTACAATCGCTTTTGCTATCCAGCATTTTACCGTTTTTGTAGTATACAAGTTTTGCGTCCAGATCAACATTTACCTTGTTGTTGTTTTTCAAGATAGCAACAACTCCATGACCACTATCTTGGTATTCAATTGAGATGTTTTTCTTTACCTTGTTCGCATTAAAGGAAGAAGTGACGGTAACTTTGCAAGAAAGCGTTTTCTTTGCAATTTTTGCTTTTACGTACGTTGTTCCTTCTCCAACCGCCAGAACTTTTCCAGACTTGTTTACAGAAGCAACATATTTATTGCCACTACTCCATTTAGCAGTTTTCCTCATTCCGCTTATCTTTAATGTTGCGGATTCTCCAATTTTTAAATTAAGAGTCTTTCTGTTTAATTTGATAGTTGCCGCCTGCGCAACAATCTGTTTCCCATCTGCATTTTGGGTTGGCATAGCCGAAATCAAAACGGCAAATGCCAACCCCATAGCTACTAATAATCTTTTTGTACTTCTCATAATGACTCCTTTCTTGTGATATGATTTATTTAGAATTATATCACGTTCAATTATAGAAGTCACTAAAAAACATATACATTGTCTCCGGTTCGATTGTAATGTTCTCTACCATAATCCCTTGCAGCTTTTCCTATGTCGTTTGTAGTAATTCCGAAATTTTTCTGTAAAATAGCTTGTAATAACTGATTTTGTTGTCGCAGTAAGGAAACCTCTTGCGCAGATGTTGAATTGATAGCATCTTTGATTCCGGTAATTTCTTGGCTTCCTGCGACCGCTGGCTTACCTCCGACTGTTCCCATAATTTCCGGAAGTCCATTTTCTCCAACTGTTGCTATGCTATATTTATCCATAAAACCGCCCGTTGCATAAGCCTTTACTTTAGGTAGGCTCACTTTCGGCACAAGATCGACTCCGCTCCACTTTACCTTTGCTACTTTAGCCGCCGCAGAAACAACACTGTTGAACCCTCTCAAAACGGTATTCACTCCACCGATCAATGAATTTATTGCTGTTTCAATTCTTGAAATTACGGTGTTCATTGCCCCGGCAACACCACTTTTCACGCTATTCCATAATTTGCTGAATATTTCAGCTACACTTTCTTTCATCTTCGAGAAAGCATTTTTTATCGGGGTGGTTACATGTTCTTTAAACCAACTAGAAACACTATTCCACGCCCCGGTTACCGCTGTCTTTGCCGCGCTAAAAGCTTTCTGAATAGATTCTTTTGCTGAGCTAAAAGCATTCTTGATAGGTGTTGTAACATGCTCCTTAAACCAACCGGAAACCACCGCCCATACCGATTTTACAGTTGTCCATAGAACCTTGAATGCAGTTGATACTGCCGATTTCAATAATTCAAAATTCTTCTTTATTGGCTCTATTACCTTTGATTTAAACCAATCAGAAACAACAATCCATACAGCCTTGACAATGATCCACAATCCTTCAAAGATTTGACCAACTCTTTTCGAAAATCCTTGGAAAAATGAAACAATAGGAGTTATAACATTAGTATTGAACCATCCAGAAACTGTTTTCCATACACCGGATATATCTTTCCATAAAGAAGAGAAAAAACCGGAAACGGATTTCCATAATCCCTCAAAAAATCCGCTTATTGGCTTAATCACATTAGTATTAAACCAATCTCCGGCTTTTGAGAAAATTTCTTTTATTTCTTTCCAATGATCCTTGACTACTACAGTTGCCGTTGCAACAGCGGCTACTATTCCTGCGGTAATCGCTGCCGGTGCTGCCGCTACCCCTAAAATAACCGCTCCGACTGCCGTAATCGTAACTCCGACAAGCATAAGTGCTTCATTAAGCCAACTGAATCCGTTCTTTAGCATGGTCACAAAGTTTGATATTGCAGTAAACGCGCCAATTGCAACAGATCCAATCCCGGTTATAGCTTTTGCTACCGGACTGATAAAAGAAAGTGCGCTCTCTGCCGCACCGCTACCGAATAAAGCTTTGACACCAGCTGAAACAGTTGTTCCAAGTGTAGCAAACGCCCCACCTATTTTTTTTGACAAAGCGGTAGACAATACTGCCGAGATTCCCTCATTTGCCGCAATTTCAACGCCAAGCCTTGATGCAAGTGAACCAGCTATTGATTTTGAAATGTAAGTTCCGATTATATCAAGTGCGGTTTTTGCAAGATGCAATCCAAGGATTTTTTTGATTGTCAGTGCACCGATGATAATTGCGACTGTCTTTACATCTAAGTTGCTTAAAAACTCCTTGACACCTTTCCATACATCCTTCCAAGAAATTTTACTTAATGCTGTCGTAACTGCATCAAACGCACCTTGCGCCCACGAATTAAGCGTTTTAGCTAATAATGCAAAGTCAAAGTTTTGGAAAAACTTGTTAATTCCGTCTGCGATTGAATTTCCAAATTGTTTCCAATTAAATGTCGTGCCAAACGAATCCAATCCATGAAGCACCGTGTTTAATGAATTTGCAATCAGCCTTCCGGTTTCTCCGAAAAGCGTTGTACCTTTCTGACCCTCAAATAGTCCATTAAGGAATTTTGCAAGTCCACTACCAAAGCCGGACGCTTTGGCGTATACCTCATCCCACTTGATGCCTCGCATTGCATTGATAAGAGCACCAGAAATCGCTTTTCCAAGTCCTTCAAGGTCTTTGATGTCGCTTTTGAATTTCTTAAAAATGGTGTCGGTCTGAACCAACTTTCCGGTATCTCCACCGCCAGAGCCGCCAGAGCCAGAACCGCCACCGCTTCCACCGCTTCCAGAACCGGAAGTGTTATCTTTACTCTGTTTTGAAATAACCTTTAATTCATCAAATGCACGAGTTGCCTGTTGGATTTCCTTTTTTGCTTTCTTGGCATTTTTTGCGATACCGCCTGTGTTCTTCCCTGCGCTTCCTGCGGCATTGCTTAAATCGTCCATGCCGTCAGACGCGCTTCCAATATCATCAGCAAGACCACTGATTCCTGCCCCTTTGCTTGCTTCATATCTCCATCCAAAGATAGAACCTAAAGCATTTGTTACCATTTCCGCAAAAGAAATCACCTTCTGCAAAACTGCATTAAGCACCTTGATAAATGGCTTAAATGCATTGATTAAACCACCACCAACAACCGCTCCAAGTGCTTTGAAGTTCTCTTTAAGCATGGTTATCTGGTTATGCCACGTATCTGCTGTACGTGCAAAGTCACCGGTGATATTGGTTGTATGTGCAAGCACATACTGATAACGCAACATGGCTTTTTCAGCCTGTGTCATTGAGGAAATGTTCGCATCAAGTCCCTGCTTTAATGCCCATTCCTTTAATGTTGCCTGTGTCAAGTCGATACCATAACGCCGCATAGGTGCCGTAGTACCGGAAAATACAGATTGCAGACTCTTGGCAATATCTTCTTGACTCACATCGTAGAATGAAGCCATATCTCCGGCTAATTCGGTCAACCGGATAGACATTTTTGCCATTTTTCCTTGTGGAATATCAAGGGCAGTTCCCATGGCTTGGAAACGGCTTGCGAACTGTTTCGCGGACAATTCGGACATACCGAATTTTTCAATTGATGTTTTTGCGAAATTGTTAATTAGGCTTTCATACTGCCCGAATGTCTGCCTTACAACGTTCTCAACCTCTGTCAGTGAGGATGATATGTCAATGGCATCTCCAAGTAGCCTAAATCCTCGGAATAAAGCCCAATACGTTGCATACACTTTTCCGATTGCAGACGCAAGGGAAAACGACTTCTTGGTAACCGCAGAAGCACTTGAACTAAATCCGCTAAATGAGCTTGTGATGCTTTTTGCCGCTGTCCCTGCCGCTCCACCGGTACGCGATAATTTTGCCAATGCATTTGTCATGTCAATAATATTCCGACTCACGCTAGGGGCTTTCGACAGTTCAGACATAAGCTGTCGCATAGCAACTGCAAGTTTCGGAATATTTTCAATCGCCTTGGTGGAACTCTGGTAGCCAAGCTGTTTGATTGCAGATGCAAGTTCGGTCAGACCCTTAACGGATGCCGACATTTCAGAAATCCCTTTTAATGCATTGGAAATCTGACGCATAGAACCAGCTGCAGCATTAATCTGCTTGCTGTTAATAGAGCCTAATTTGCTTACATTTCTTGCAACCGCAGAAAAAGTCCGTGTGTCAATTCCACGCATTGCCGTCATTGCCCCTGCAAGTCGGTTTACCCCTGTGGAAAGACTATTCAGATTCCCGGTACTAAGTCCAGAAAGCGCGGAAGATAATCTCCCAAGTCTTGTCACAAGCGCATCTATCTGGCCGCTTGCCTGTTGTGCCTGTGCTTGAATTTTTATTTCAAGAGACTCTAATTCCATTTATCCACCAACTTTCTACATAAGAAAAAGACGGCAAGATTTGACCCTTACCGCCCTTGAATTACTTTTTCAGTTTTCCCTTTTTCAGAAGAGAAAGCATCTTTGAATTTTCCTCCGATGTAAACTTAAAATTGGAAAATCCGTTCTTCTTTGCGATTTCCGCACGATGTTCTTTCGACACATCATCTTCCCCAACCGCTTTTAATGCTTCAACTATTGAACCGGAATTTCCGGTATACTTCGGATAATACTTGGTTTTGCATTTCTTTGCGCCTTTTACAACAATAACTGTGTGCCCTTTTATGCGTGTCACAAGAATATCTCCGTTGCGAAGAATAAAACCGGCATGATAAGAACCCATATCATCAAACAAACCGGATTTCAAAATCGCCGACCGTTCATTGGAAGTATTAAAATCCCCCACATCCTTGCCGGACGCATAGATAATACAGGCACGTACAAGGGAAGAACAATCGCATTCCGTCTTGACCTTTGTGTTAACGCCATGCTTAATGACTCCGTAGCGTTCCGATTGGTCATAGCCTATATTTTTGTTGTCAGATGCAATCTGCATAGCTTCGGCTAACTTCTCCGCAACCTTATTATCCTTTGCTCTTAATACATTCCATCCCTTAGAATGGTTGTAAAACTTCTGCGTAGACACTTCCTGTCCGGTCTGGTCTCCAGCTTTTCCTCCAGAATAGCAGTTGCCGTGTTCATCGTGCCGCGCACTTCCGATAATTACTGCCATAGCAATACCTCTTTTCTTAAACTATCTTTGGCTTTGGTAAATGTGATTTCCTTGATTCAGCCGCCCATGCTTCTTCCGCCTTAAGCATTTCTCGTATTTCTGCATCGGGATCGTCCGTATTATGCTTTTTGATGGAATCATAGCAAGTTTCTTTCACGTACTTACTATTACCCTTGCCGAATGTCGCGTCTATTGCGGTCACAAGTGCTGATGTTGCATATCTGCCGAACCACATATACATTTCCATATCGCGTTGCTTCCATTCTGCCTTATATGCATCCACATAAGGCTTAAGCAACGCTGGATTCATCATATCTATATCATCAACGGAAAACCCGTAGCCTTTCGTTACCATAAGGTAAAATGGACGGATTTCCGCAACGTAATATTCCCATGTTAATTCTTGGCTTTCGCTTTGGATGGGGTCTTTTTCTTCTCCTGTGCCTGTGCTCTCTCCAACGACTCCATCATCTGCGCTAAAAAACCGTTTGTCATCATTTCCTCCTGCATATCAGCGAATAAATCCATGCAGTTAACCTCGTTTGTATCAATCGCATCATAGAGAATGTCAGACACCTTCTCAAGCTTCTCATCGTAGCCTTCGTTTGTTTTGTAATCATATCCAAATTCGTCATTGTGATGCATCTGCAATCCCACAAGAAGCGTCTTAGGAAGTGTTTCAAGAAGAATATCTTCCATAGAAGAAATATCTTCCATGTCCTGTGTCTTCATAATATCCTGTAAGATATGTGATTTTAACGATGGTCTTGTTGCAAACTGAATTGTATATTCTTTTCCACCTAATTTAACTTTCATGTTTTACCTTGCCTTTCTGCCATATATTGGCAAGGGGCAGTGTTGCCACCGCCCCATTGTTGCTTATCTTATTGCTTCAAGTTCTGCTATCGACCGTTCATCCTCGCCTACCGGTGCGGTCGATTGCTCGTCCGATAGGCTTTTTACCCCACCACTGTTACGGTGAATGTTCCATCGTTGTTATCAACGACAGTCAGCTTATCTGTAACAAGCTCTGATGCTGTACTTGGAATAACCGTTACCGTCATTTCAAGGATTTCATCGTTTCCACCTACATCGTTAGGTGTGGCTGTTGCAGTTCCTACATATGCGTATTTCGCTACACCTCCGATACCGTCCGTTCCGTACAGATGGATAATATCAAGTTTTTTATCTCCATATCCATCCACCTTTGAAAGATATTCTTTTTCAAGGTTTCCTGTGATTTCTCTTGAATCAGAAGTCTTAATACCTTTTTCAAAAGTCTGCTGGTCATCTTCCATTGTGGTTGACTCAACAGTGTTTGGTGGTGATGCAGGACTTGGAACTGACTTAGCCGCAACCAAAAGATTATATGTTCCTGCAAAGTCAGCCTGTTTTTCCGTGTGCTCTTTTACAATGACACGCGTTTTATAACTTGTTGATGCCATATTTTCTACTTCCTTTCTGCTTATAGCTGATCTAAATGCTCAACGTTTCCAATTACGCGAGTTGCGCGGAATGTAACCGTTCGCACTTGCTTGGAAATTGTTGGGATTACATTTGATACCTCAAACATTTGTTGTTTAAAAAAAGACACCGCATATGCTGCGATGTCCTTAGTTGCCTTTCTTGAACCTTTGTTTGTAATTGTGATTTGAAATGTTGGGCGAATTGCATTGATTGTCTTTGCTTCGTTAGTTCGTCCGGCTTCTGTACCACCTATTTGTCTGACTAAAAGCGTCGGGAATGTTGCGGTGCCGCCCGATTCTTCATCTTGCGTCACTTTAATTCCTTTTACCTTGCTTTCCATGTACGATTTCAAAAGGGAACATAAGGTATCTTCAAAATCAAGTGCCCAACTATTTAACTCATTTTCCACCAAATACCTCCCTTGCAATCTTTACATACTGTTGAATAATCCGTTGTTCCGCATTATACATAGGCATTGTGGCTTTGATACCGTGGGTATAACGCCATGTTTCGGTCTTATCGTCCCAATAGTACCAACCATCTTCAAAAGCGTGTATTTGCCCCGGATACGTGCCGACACCGAATCCAAGTTCCGGTGCTTTTGGGTTCTCTTTGGAGTTATAAAAAATACCGGCTCCAAACTCTACCGCCAACAAAGTATAGAACGGTTCTCTATCTTCTGACATTACCGTTTTTCCGGTTGCAATCAAAATCGCGTTCGAGGTCATTAACTGTGGTGCTTTATCTACCATTACCGTTATCGTGTTTCCGATTGGAGATTTCGATATTTGTTTTATTGCCACCGTCTGACCTTCCTGTGCAAGCCTAGAAACAAGTAAATCGCATTTAGCCTGTAAACTATCGCGGTACTTTTCTAATTTCTTTATAGCGTCTTCTATGGACTTAGTGGATAGCGTCATTGAAATAGGTTTGTTTTTCATACAATCACCTACTTAATATTTTTCCGAAGCAAAAATAAATCTGTGGTCAGTCCTTCATCAGCAACGCCTTTTACGATGTAATCTGCGGTTTCTGAATCCACAAGTCCATCATCAGTGCGTTTGAATTCCGAACGTTTCCACACCACATCACCGGCTTTCAGTGGCAAATATCCTTTATCCGTGACAAGCTGACAGTATGATGTACTATCATCAATTCCAAATTCTTTCACAAGTGCTTCCGACAACTTATTGCTGATATTGGCTTTGAATGTCGTAGGTTCTGAAAACCCTTCAACTTCCTCGCCTTTTGGAATCTTGTTGCCTTCGGAATCTAAATAAGGTACAAAGTTTCCATCGGAATCCTTGTACCCTTCATAGACAATATCTCCATTTTCGTCAGTTTGTGGAATGAATACCCTCTGACCGGATTGCGAATATTTCATTTCCTGCTTGTTAATGTCAAGCATTGGTGTTTTCCTCCGGGATTCCGGCAACACTTGTCAGAAGCGATAACACTCCGGCAAGGACTGATGCGGAAAGAACATATTTCCAATCCACCGCACCCATAAATGCCGCCGTTCCAATTCCTGCAACTGCCGCCTGCGCAACTGTCTTAATTGCTCGGATTCCGGCTTTCTTAGTCCAATCCTTCCAATTCCTCATGGCTCTTATCTCCTTTCCCTATATGAATCTCTTCAATCTCATGTTTCATTTTCGTAACCATGCCGTTTCCACCTAACGCATGGTACGCATCATACATCTCGCAGAAGTTCTGATAGGCATATGACGGTATTTCTCCGATTCTGGTGTACTTTGCATGGTATTCAATGAGCTGGACGCGCAAAAGAAGCATTGTTCCCTTACTGTTCGCGTCCCTGCTTTTCTTTTGCTGTTTAAGAAGCCAAACTATATATCCAAGCACTATCGGAAGTGCCACAAGATAAGTTTGAATCAAAATACTTTTCATTTGAATCTCCTTTTGGCGCACTGCCCACCACCGCTTAATGTGCGCCGCCTGCAACCATAATGGTCACGCTCAATCTTCTTTATAAAACTTTAGCAAATGGAAATACCCCGACAAATAGCTTTTCTCTGTCTCTCCAAGCTCTGCTCACACCATTCTCGCTAAAACTTTCCATAAATTCTTCACCAGACTGTGAATGGTCATAGACAGCCAGATTGACAATGACACTTTGGTGTTTCTTTAAGTCTTCAGCTATCATTTCATCTGTGTAGCTGTCGGGATAATTTCTCTTTGCCTTTACATCTTCTGCAGCCTGTTTAATAAGCTGTTCGATTACCGGATTATCTTCTTTGTTATCGAACACTACCACATCAGATGTTGTTTCATCATCATTTGTGGCTGTATCAATATGAAATTGTTTAAGTCTGATTTTAACTTGCTCTAATGTGGTGTATTCCATAATTTCAGCTCCTATAACCCTAATTTCTCAATTAACAGTTCTTTAAGTTCTGCTCCTGTAAGCTCTATTGCGTTCTCAATACCTTGTTCTAATGCAAGTGTTTGCAAGTCCGCTGTTGACATACGCTTAATATCTGTCTTTGTGTAGTCGCTTGTAGGTTGAGCAGGGAACTTGTCCTGCTCTTCCTCATACTTAAGCTCATCTCCATAAACAGCTTCTTGTCTTACATTATCTGCTGTTACTTCTTCGCTCTGCTTTGCGGCGTTGATTTTATGTCGTCTTAATAACATATAAACACCTCTTACTTTCCAAACTTAGCAAGAACAACCTTTGAATCATTGCTTAAGACTGCTGTATAGTGTTCATCACCAGAGATAACAGTTGTCTTTGCAAGAATATCTCTGTCTGATTCAATCTCAACGCTTCTCTTCATATAGATTGTAAGTGCATTCTCTTCCTCTGATGCGCCATCTGCACCTGCGTCCTCGTTAGGATCATCTGCTGACACGATAACAATAGGGCAAGCGTAGAACTCTGTTGTAACAGACTTTAACTTGCTACCTACCTTAATTTCTTTGCCCTTTGGCTTAAGCGTATGTGCAAGTGCTGTGTCAAGGTGAACATTCGTTGCATCCTCACTTGTTGTATCAGCTACAACATTGATTGTTCCTGTTGAATCATCAAGCTCATACTTAACCAGCTTAACTTTCTTAGACTTAACAACCTGCGCTCCTGCAATAGAACCGATAGTTCCATTCATAATTACATTAAGTGGGTACTTGTCATTGCTCTTGAAATCATCGTCATTAAGTAATGTTGCTTCCTGTGCTGGGTTAATGAATAATATCTTTGTAAGTGATGAATCAGATTCATCATCAAATTTGCTATTAGCCGCTACAACTGCTGAATAGCTGATAGGTGCTGCTGTTCCATCGTAATCAATAGGTGCTGTGCAAAGTGCGTCATAGCTGTCATTATCAACTTTTGCAGCGATTGACATAGCAATCTGATTGATAGCTGTACCAAGTGGGTCGCCATAACCAGATAATACTGATTCATCTGTAAGCTCTACAGCCTTGCCTGCTTTCTTAACCTTTGCTTCTGTTGTAGATGTTGTAAGTACTGTTGTACCCATAGCAACACCTTCTGCTACATCTTCTGCGTCACCAATATAAGCATACTTTGGCACAACGATTGTGCTTCCCGGTCTGCCTACAAGTGTTGTATCAACTCTTGCAATAGGCGAAAACTTAATTTTCTTTGGTAACTTAGCTGATACCATATCAGCCATTACTTGTGGGTCTACTAAATTTTCTAACTTAGTCTGTGGCATAGTTTATTTACCTCCGTTTTCTACTCTGTGAACTTTTTATAAAGTTCTGGATTCTTATTTTTGAACTCCACTCTTTCGTGGTAATTCATCTTGTTGAACTGTTCCTGTGTTATCGTGCTTTCTTCTCCACCGCCTGCATTAATAGCCGGTCTTGATTTAAGCCACTCTGCCTTTGCTTCTTTAACCTGTCTTTGCACTTCATTAGCAATTACAGTTGCTATAAGGCTATGGTCTGCATCTGTAACAGCCTCAATCAAAGAATCAATATCCTTTCCATCACCTATAACTTTCTGATAAGCATTGACAGCTTTCATATGATTAAGTTCTTTGCTCATGTTCTCGAACTTTTCAGCCTGCAATTTTTCAGCTTCCGCTTTTGCTTCCGCTTCCTGTTCTTCTGCTGTCTGCTTCGAGCGAAGTTCTTTCTTGTACTTAGCTGCTTCTGAACTGGCTTTATCGGAAGCGTTCTTATACTTCTCTTTTTCAGCTCTTTCACTAGCGAGCTGTGCCATAAGTTCTTCTACGCTAGGTGTATGCTCTTCGTTCTGTGGTTCATTGTTGGTTGTTGGTTCTGTTGTTGTGTTAATTACATCTGCCATAATTTCTTTACCTCTGCTTTCTGCGTTTTTGTTGTTCTCTCAACTTCTTGCGATATTTGTATTGCCCTTTCTCTAGGGCATATAAAAAGCCACAAGGCATTTTCTACCTTGTGGCTCAATATCAATTATTTATCTGTTCTGCTCTTATCTATAACCGGACTATTTTCTGTCTGGTCTGATAAGTCTTGCATTGTGCGGTCTTTATTAGGTGGCTGTTCTCCATCTCCACCCTCCGCTTGGTTCTGTGTGCCTTTGTTGATTATACTGTCTTGATATGCCTTAACCATCTCTCCGCTTCTCGCTACAACATCGTTAGGGTCATCAAAGAATGGAATTGCATTAACTGTATCTTTAAGGCTAAATCCGTGGCTTATCAATGTTGCCATGGCATTAACCTTGGTTGACATTTCATAAGTTTTTTGTCGCTTAATGTTAGGCTTTACATCTCTTGCCCTTAATTTAAGTAATGGATTACTGCTAGCAACATTGTTTGACAGCTTGATAGCCGCAAGAACAACTTTTATTTCTTCCATTTTGCAGCCATCAGTAATTAATTGTTGTTTTGCAGCTGCTGTTTCAGCCTGTGACCAACCTGTTGCGTCTGACATTGCAACTCCTGTACTACCACCACTGTTATCATTTCGTTGTGGCACATTGCATTTCTGCAAGATTATCTGTCGCCTTGATTGGATATTATTAAGCATACCTGTGTAATCATAATTAATTGCAAGTGGCTCAACTATTGGAGTTTTGCCATCTGCCGATGTGTAGGTCTGCATCCATTCTCCAGATTTTGGTTTTCTTACTTTTTCAGTAATGCGTTGTGTTCCATCTTTATCAACTGTTGTTTCCTGTTCAACTGGGAAATCAACATCATTTGTATGCCATACTGCCTGTGTATTCTGTTCGACATCATTTGTAAAATCTGAAATGAGTAGGTTTAAGTTATCCATTTCAGATATTTGCCGTTCAAAACAGCCCATTCTATCAAATGACCTTGTGTATTCAATGATAGGAATTTTATGCAGTGGGTTTTCTTCTCCACTTCTCTCCAAAAAACCCCATTTTGTTTTTCCTTTATTTTTTCCGTTAGTGATTTTTATTCCGTCGGTAATTTCATATCTCGTATCTTTGGTAAAACAAGTGTAATACCTGGTGCCGCTGTGCTTATCTTTTATATATGTCCCGGCAAGAACAACTCTCTTGTCGCTGTAGGCGGTTGATCTTACAACAAATGTCGTTCTTGGGTCTAATACATTATATGTGAAATAGCTTTCCCCATCCTCGTATTCTGTATTTACATCAATAAGGACATATCCAACACCACCGATTTCAACATATCTTGCAAGTTTCTGCTGCTTCTGTCTTGCGTTCTGTGATTCGTAGCAACTGTTTAATTCCACTATAGCTTTTGTAAGGTTAGAATCCTCATTGTCGCCATTTTGAACTAACGTTATAGGATTTCCCCACTTAAAACCTAAATTAAACTCCGTGACTTCATTAGCCACATTATCACAACACTTACAGTCAATGTCTGGTCTGTAAGTCTTTGGATTCTTCCTAACTATTGGCTGTATTCCTGCGTCATAATCAAGAAGAAACTGTATTCTATTAGAATTGATATCATGTTCCAAAATTGCTTCACGCAAAATTGGTATTATATTGTCAGACGTTATTTCTTTTGCGCCTGTATATATGACAATTCTTCCTGCCTGCATTGCCTACACCTCTAATAAAATCTCATGCCGTTCGAACTTCTTCTGTCCGGTATTTCCTTAATCTGAAAATCGTCATCATCGTTAGGTACATACCAAATCCACTTGTGGCAGTGCCTACAAGCCAGTTTATGTGTTCGTGGGTCTTTGTTGTCTGCTTTAGTTAAAAACTTATGGCAGTTCGGACACATGATTGATTTATCTTTATTCATATAAAAATTCATATTTTTACCTCGTTGCATAACAAAAGCACCGCCACAATTAAGCAACGGTGCTTTTGATGAAGAATGTGTTTATGAAAAACATCTTTGTAACTTCTTACAAATACAGTATATCATTGGAGCAATATGACATTCTATGACATCTTTAAATACGTGTTACCATATTTTTCTTCAAATGCTTTAAGAGCCTTTCCGTGAAGTCTGATAATTTGTCTCCATGAGTATTTCATTTCTGTAGCGATAACTTCAAAAGTTTTCTTTTCGATATATCTTGAAAACAAAATATTATAGCAATCTTCATTCTCTATGCCGTCTATTTGCCCTATAATCAAGTCTTTTTTTTCAATGTATTCATCTATCATGTTATCAAGATTATGCTCCATTTCGTCAATTTTAGCGTATGTAGAGCCTATTTTATCTGGGTCAGATGACGACATTACTCTTTCTTCATTTTTTACCGCCGATATGCTGTGGGAAAGCTCTCTAAGCTGCGATACCTCTGCCAGCTTATTATTTATCATTCTATTGAGTCTGCTTATTTGGTTCAAATAATCCTTGGTTGTCATACAAACCCTCCTCTTATATCGGACTTGACATAATTGTTGCTTTACGAACACATTTTCCTCTCATTTCATTCTCAAACAATGCAATGGAATCCGGTGCATCATCATGCTTTACTTTTCCACTTCTTGTCATGGTTGTAAGTTCTTTCATAAACTTGTAATATTGGCTCTGTCTGTCCATTTTCTTGAAATCGCGGAAATAATAATCACGAATGATATTATCTCTCGCATTTTCCATTCGAGTTATCTTGTTTGAACAATTAAACTTAAACCTTGCGCTACATCTTCCGCCTTGCTTTTTTACAATGTCCATTACATCTCGACCAAAATATTCTCCGGCACTGTTGCTCTCGAATGTAACCGTCTTTACGTTGTGCTTAATAAGCATATTTGCACATTCCGGCTTGGTAAACTGTGTTCCGGCATTATCGAACACTACATCCACAATATAAACCTCGTTGCCGTACACATAGCCAATCGGCATTGAGCAGCTATCTTCTCCCTTATCTGCACTATCACAAGCCGCCATAATTGCATCTGGTTCTCGATCAACAGGAAGTTCCTCAAAATAATTAAGCTCATTCTCCGCAAACATTCGCCCTTTTGCTTCAAATGGTTCTTGTTGGAACTCTGCCGCCCACGTTTCTTCCGAAACAAGTTTTCTTTCCTTTTGGTAGTAAACGGTTGTGAATATCTTCCGCAATCCCTTTTTATCTTTTCGATAAATCTCCCAATTGCTTTCATCTGTAATTGGGTCAAGTGCCGGAATAGCAACTTCTTTCCATCTCCACTCCAATTCATCAGCTTTATTTTGTAAAGCCGTGATTGGGTCATACAAGCTGTATTTCGTCCCCTGTATGATAATAGGCGTTCCCTCTAATCGTCTACCAAGAACATCGTCTGTTACTTTCTCGCAAAGGAACTCTAATCTATCTCTATTTCGTGCTTCCTCATGGTTTTTAACACAGTCATCAATATAGACAAGCACATTTGCTTCGGTACATCCTACGATCGCACCATCAATAGGTCTACAGGTAAATGTTGGGAAGATATTTTTGCTCTTAAGGTCGATTGATAGGTTTTCAGCACTTTTATAGTCCTTTTCGCCTATCTTTGTTGCTTCCGGGAAAACGCTTAAGAATCTGTTGTACGTGCTTTCTGTTTCAAAGCCTTGCAATAAACCACCATAAAATCGCTTAACAAGTCCTTCGCCTTTTCCAACACCGAATATACTTCCGTCCGGGTCGCGTCCGCCCATCATCTGTGCCAATTTCAGACCGCCTGTTGTTTTTCCTGTTCTTTTCGGTTGCGATACAGACAGAAAATCCAATTTTCCGTCATAAATCTCCTGGTATGCTCCGACTACAGGTTGTAGCACTTTTCTTCTTGGAAAATAAAATCTTTTCCACGGATCCTTTTCATCAATTTCAATGTAATAAAAAAAGCTGTCCACGAGATAGGCTGATTCATACATCAAAACATCGTAGAATTGTTGAAGCACCTTGTATGTCGTATCATGTTCCCCGGCATACACTTCTAAGTCTGCGACTCTGCCACCTGTATATTGTTTGACATAGCTTGCTATAAGTTGTTTTGCCCTTGCGGATATTTTCAATCCATAATCAACATCATGTTCTGTCCTTAAGGCAACCGCTACGGCTTGTATGTATGCATCTATTACCTGTTCATCAACGCCTTTTCTCTGTATGTAGTTTTCATATCCATTTACTGCATTGATTAACTGCTTTGAAGCCAAATAAAAAGCACCTCCGCAAAAGCAGAAGTGCCTTGACCTCTGCCTATAACTGTTTTAGGGTAGCTACTAACTCCATTTGTTAGCCGGCAATATATTGTTAGATTGTTGGCATCCCTTCATTGCAAACCGGATGCAATTTGTTTATAAGTGCATTATAATCATCAATTACATACCTTACCGGAATCGTATATGCTTTAATTCCATATTTATTTGCTGTTTCCATTTCAATACAACAGCCGTTCCAATCATAGCTCTCACATATCCCCATGAACACATCAGCCTGTGCCAGCTTCTTAAGGCTTTCACCTAAATACCATACAGCTTCTTTGCTGTCTTTAGGCGGGTTATCTTCAATGTAGCTGTCGATAAGCTCTAACTCTTCGCCCTCGTATATTTCAGCAATCTTTTTCATCTTTTGGATGCTTGCTTTGATTTCTTCCTCTGTTCTGCCTTTCATCGGCACGCTTACGAATAATTTTTTCATAAAAATTCCTTTCCGCTGATAATCAGCAATCATTGTTCTAATTCATCAATTCTGTTTTCAAGTACATTTATGTACTCTCTCATCTTTTGTCCGTCTCTCTCTGAAAGATACTCAACACCAGTAGTTCCTATTTCCCACGATATTTCTTTTAAATGTTTGATTGCATTTTCAACTTTGTCATCATCACGATTAAGCTCTTCGCATAAGCGCTTAGCAATATCTTTAAACGGCTGTGGGTGTTCTACTCTGTCTAATGCCTTTTCAAAGGTGTAGTCTTTCTTGTAATCCATAATAATTCCGACAGCTTCATATTTTCCAAGATTTACTCCAATAAATCTATCAGAAATAGTAGTCCATATTGCATATAAATTATCTGTATCATCCTGCAATGCAACTATCAGCATTACTTCACCCCAATTCTATTGATTTTACCGCATTTCGGGCATTTGATTTCAGCCTGTCCATTGAATTTTCCTAACAGGCGGTTGCATTTACTACAACGTGCATCTACTAAATGATGCTGATGTTTCCACTCTTCAATCAGTCGATATATAAAATCTCTTCCAACATTTCTTGGTGGAATGCAATACAAGGACATATTCTCTTTCTCGCATTCCTCATATTTCTGAATCAACTGTTTCTGAAATTCGGATAACGGAAATGGTGCAATCTTCTCTGCGAACTCAACCAAAGTCATTTTATCTTCCTGTCTGGTTGTCTGCGCAAATGTGTCATGTTCTAACCGTTCAGTTTCTTCATCTGTTATTGTTTCTATTAATTCTGCTATACTCATTTCCAATGCACCTTGAACCCTTTCTTCTTATACTCCTCTACGGCTTTTCTAAGGCTCATATCGTCCTCATACTTTTCATTCAGCATAATCACCACATTTCCTTTTTCAATGCCGTATATGTTGCAATTTGCAAGTTTCTTAGCCGTTCCAAGGATGGCTTTTGCCTGCTTGCGGCTCATTTCATAGGTTTGTGTTCCCATATTAACTGTCATTTCTCATAAACTCCTCAAAATCTTCCATACATTTATAGCACAAGTCGTATGTGGTATTAAAAACGCCGTTTCTTGTAACCGAATTTCCGCAAAGTATTCCTTTTTTAATTTCCGCACCACAACGATCACAAGTACACCATTCTTTTTGATGTTTCATATAAATCCCTCACTTATCACATTTGATTCCCGGAATGAATGTCCCTTTACCTACACAAGCATCTTCAAAAGTCGTAATTTCTATTGAACATCCGCAACTAACCGGGTCTAATGGACAATTTTCATGATTAATACATGTGCATAAAATTTCTTTTTCCTGCTTCATCATTCCACCGCCTTTCAAACTTACCCTAGCATGCATAAAATATCAAGTTCCGATATTTCTTTTGCACCCTCTCTTGTGTGCGCAAGAATTTCTTCCGTCGAGCATTTTTCCATATCGTTGCACTTACTCTTATCAAAATTTCTCGAAAAACAGTAATGTAGACAATACCCATATCCGACTCCAAGTAGAGTACCATGAATACTTTTACAGACAACATTGTAATTTTCTGTTTTTAAAATATCATGTTCTCCATCTAAGAAACATTCTTTTCCGTTGTTATCCATTTTCTTTTTGAGATATTCAAGAAAAATTCTCATGTCTTTTTCTGAATCGGAAATATACAAAATAGAATCCTTCTCTCTGTCATCAATTATTTGTTTCGATTCATTACCACAGTGTTCATACATATTACGTCAACCTTTCTAAGCACCGTTCATAAACATATTTCCAAAATGCAAATCATTTAGTGCTTTTTCTAATTCGTCTTTGTACCGAAATGGGCTTAAAGGGCTTTTTATTTCTTCCCTCAATATAGGTGCCATATTGTCTATCAAAATGCCTTGTGTAGCACTTGCAAGATTTTGTGGTGGCAAATCCGCTAAAGCGCATAGTTCCATTCTTTTATGGTCACATTTTTCAGATTTTGGGCAACTTTTACATTTTTCTGCTAATTTACTTAAAGGTTCTGCCATTACTAAACCAGCTTTCTACCGCAGATAGGGCAAAACGCAATATTTATCGCTCCTGCGCCGTATTCTCCGGCACTATTCGTAAAAACAAGCGCGTGTTTGTCTGCAATTTTCCGAATTTCTATTTTATTACCGGACGGTACTTTTCCGTTTTTATCCAGAGTAAGGAAATCCCAATCCGGTATTCCGATTCCTATGTCTTTGCAAAAATCACACATTCTTACGCCCCCAATCATAGCAAAAATCGGAATCCTCGTGAGATTCCGTGTCTTTCGTTTGATATAAATATTCCAAAATGTTTTTTATCATCGAATAGCGACACAGGGAATCGAACCCTGTCAGCCAAAACCATGCCAACAGCTTTCAAATCTGCAATTTCTAATCACTGAGGGGTTTTCTGTTGCCAATAATGTCGCTATCATCCATAAGTCTCCCATCGACCGGAACTATTGCAGTAGCACCCGACTAAGTGGAGATAAGGAATTGATATGGCGAGGATTCGAACCTCGCAGAAAAGATTTATTTTCTCATAATGTCCCTGAGAAATACTTTCTCTGTATTGCATTTTGCAATAGACATTTCATAGCGTTTACCCATTCCGCCACACATCAACGCCCTATTTCGGGCAAGCGCAGTGTGTAGGACTCGAACCTACAAGGCGAACAAACGCCCGACCGGATAGCAACCGGCTCCAATTCCATTATGGGAACACTGCCAAATAACCGAGGTAATCATGTTTAAATGATCGGTACGAGATTTGAACTCGTGTTGCCACCGTGAAAGGGTGGTGTCTTACCGCTCGACTAACCGATCAAAACCGCCACAAGACGGTTAGCAATATGTTTTACGTGCTATGCATGGCACTATCCTGTTTTGTTTTAACGATGATTCAGCAGGAATACCCATCGTTGTTACTACTTAACGAAGTCTTAATGCTTCCATTTCGAGGTCTTGATGCCTCTGCGCCACATTATAATTGCCCGTGGTATCATACAGCCAAAACATAGACCATCTGCAAGCAAACAGCATAATTTGACCGAATAGGTGGGTGAGGATTTGCACCTCACATAAACCGTGCACTGTTCACATTGGAGGGAATCGAACCCATAGGACTTCAACCATGAGTTTTTAATCTTTGTCCTGTCTCTTCCATCTGCGCGTCTACCTATTCCGCCACCACCTAATTTCATGGCTCATGCACCGTTGGATAGATGCATGATAGAATACCACCGGACGGTCTCGCACCGTCCTTAACAGAATCGTCCTAGTGGCGAAAGGAGGAACCCAAATGCTTGAATCACTCAACCAAGGGTTCAAGTACGTATGGAAAACATACGTGGCTACATGAAACGTCAGCATGCAACCAATTAGGCTACCGGGATTCGAACCCGGAATACAGGAATCAAAACCCTGTGCCTTGCCGCTTGGCGATAGCCCATCATTTCCAAATGACCATAATATTCATTGCAAAAATCGCGTATGAAAGCAAATACCCCATTGCGTTTGAATTGTCTTTTTGTTTTACCTGTCCTCCCATAAGTCCCAGCATTACGAGGGCATCTGTCGCTGTTGCGATTATCTTTAAAATCATATCAATATCCCCCATCCTCAAAGCTGTGTTCCTGTTTGAATCGTTCCATTTCATTTACACTCATACCGAAGATCCCGGCAGATGAATCAGAGTCCGTATGTTCGAAATACTCGCCCTGCTGTGGAAACATAAACCGGAACATGGCATAGTTTGCAACGTCACACAGGTATTCAAGGTTTCCGGTCTCTTCAAACTTGGCAAGACACATTTTCAAACTTTCGATTGCATCCACATTCCCTGTGTAAAAGTTCATTCTTGCCGGTCCGTATTTGTAATACGACTGTTCAATCAATCCTTTGCGTTTTTCATCAAAGGTTTCGGAATACTCGGTTTTCATCAACTCATTGCTGCAGCTTGCCATTAAACATCACCTTCCGCTCTGTGGTTTGCCCTTTCAATGTCAAACCCTTCCGGATAACGTGCCTTAAGCTTGTCTACGTTCATTTGCATGATTTCATCCAAGCTCCAGCCGAAGGATTCGCAAAGCATTGCAAGATACCAACAAATATCTCCAGCTTCTTTCTTTGCGTGGTCAATATCAAGCTGTTTCTCGTGGAAAATCCATTTTTTAATAATGTCGTTGAACTCTCCAACCTCGCCGGATAGTCCAAGACAAGCATTGAAAATACCGCCAAGGTCATAATCTTTCAACGCAGATGCAATATTGTTCTTTTTGCAAAATTTAAGCAAATCAAGTTTATCCGAAATTCTTTCTGTCGCCTTGTGGTTTTTCGTACGCATGGCTAATGTCTGATACTCATTTCCGGTCATATATCATTCTCCTGTCCGAAACACTCTTTTTTGTTTTTAAAAAATTTTTGGAAATTTAGTTGCGATTCGCAACGTGAAAGTGAATTGTTATAAATTTATTATAGCCTATTTACGATGAAAGTCAATGGGTACCGTAAGTGGCTTTTTATTTTTTGAGGAATTTGAGGGACTTAGTAGCCGCCCGGTGGTCTTTCTGTCAGACCCCCTCCCCATCCTTTTCTTGCAAACATGGAAATCTAAAATATTTTCCGTTTCGTTCTGTTGTCATTGTGTGAAAATCAAATTGTTTTAATACAATTCATGTCATACCCTTGCAACTATTCGCAAAACCTAACTTTTCCGAATAGTTCACGAATAGTTGAAACGCTACAACCCTTGATATTACTGCATTTGTGAATTGTAGAATAACCGCACACAATTTAAACCGTATTATTTGCCACTGCATCTGTGAATTGTGTATCAATTGCGTGCAATTCTTGGCTCTTTTTCTCGTCCAGCCTTGGCAGTTCCTGCGCTGTGATTGCCCTTCTTTGGGTGGCATTATCGCCAATTCCTGGCTGATTCATGCCAAATTCGTTGTTGCCCACGAACATAGTACCCACTGGACTGTTGGAGTCATACGCTCTATCAAGGATGCAATCCTTGCGAGATCGTTGCAATTTTTGCCACATCTTGAAAGCCAACGAGCTTGGTTCTTCTGTACTCCATATATCCATTGTGTTTGTAGGTATATTACAAAAATAACTGAATGCGACTGTACTTACCAACTTGCTATACACATTGGAAATATATATATAATAATCACAAAGTTTATATAATACCTCTCTGTCATACCTATTACAGTTAGTTGGTATAGTTGCATTACCAAGGGGACTTAAGCTCTTGTCTTTTAATACTTTCGTATCCGGGAATAAATGCATACCAACATACTGCATAACAGCTTTCCACTGTCTCTGTCCGGCTTTTAGTAAATCTTCGATGTGAAATTCTATACAAGCGTTGTCTATTAAATCCTGTACAGTTGATGTGTATACCTGTACTGTACCTAGATCCACTATAAGGGTTGTAAGATCTACATTCTCTACGCTCTCTACATCCTGCATATATTCACACCTCCAATCCGTTTTATTTCTCTCTGCTTTTGGTATACACTATTTCCGGGTTTAAAGTCAAGCCTTATTTTTTACGGTGATATTATATACTTACACCGCGCGCGCATGCGGATATACACTTACTATAAACCTATAGACTTTAGATACAGTGTATTATTATTAATCTAAAAGATTAAGAAAGAGAGAGAAAGAGAAACATAGTTCTGAAAAAGCGACGTCAGACGATTGTCTCGCCTTATGTCATACGATTGTCAGACGATTTTTTGTAAAAACTGATACTATTCTATCATTTTCGGACCTGTCAAAGACCTAACACAACTAGCCTTGTTTATAAAAATTTAAGAAAAGTTTTATAGTTTGTTTACTGTTTTTCGGAGATTTTGTAAGATATGCCCGGACGCGTTGTTGATTTTGGATGTTACAAAAAAGACAGCCGGAAAAGCTGCCCTTTGTTTGTGAATTATCTTTTATCTGTTATATATATGCCCTAAATACTCTTTTGGGTACCTTCTAACTCTATTCATGTGTATCTGTATGATAGTTTCTGCCGCTTCCCTTAATTCTGGATAAAACGATACAACCTCCATGATATACTCTGGCGCGTGTCCGGTATCGCGCTTATAGAAAACTCTATAATCATCAACATTATAATCATCCCCAATATCCAACAATATCTTGTGGTACAGTTCCTTTCTGCTGATCCCATAGGCACTACAAATCTGCTTGAATAGAGGTTCATGGTCTTTCATCCAAGTGTTAGCCAACGATGGATAATGACCTTCATGCGGTTGCGGTACATCACTTCGATTTATCACTTCGTTTTGCAACTTTCCACAATTGAAATATGAGCTTACAAGTCTTCTTTGCACTTTCCAAGACAAATCATCATGGAATGACTTTACAAGCATTAAATATCCTGTTTCTGTAAATAAAAAGACTTTCAAATTCGGGTTCCCTTTTAACGGTTCGGAATTAGGGACGAAATTCGTCCCGAACTCTTTTCTTGTTAATTCAAAGTAATCTTCGTTCAAAATAAAATGTTTTCTATTTTGTTTAAAACTACGCTTTGCCGTTCCGTTAGGTCTTTGATGTACTCTGTCTATATCATTAAAAGTTACAACCCTTTGAGAATCCCAAACTTTGATTGCTGGAATTTCCAATTTTTCTAATTCCTCCATTGCTTTCTCCTTTCTCTTTAGTTTTTGAACAAATCATTTCCGTTTTACCAACAAATTACTTATTTTCTAAGCTGTCTAAATCTTTTACAACCAATTCAGAAACATAAGCATTACAACTTTTTCCGGTCAATACTTTTATCCTGTTTTTTGTCCCCTTTGGTAAATTAACTGCTATTCTGTCAAACTTGTTATTGTAATTCTGAATAGCTTTCTTTGTATACTCTGGAGTTTTTGCCATTGTCTCACCTCTTTTAATATTCAATTTATATAAACATATTATCAATTATCGTTAAATATGTCAATATTCAAGTTATATAATCAGCTATGCGTATAATCATATATTCAACTTATATATGTTACTGTATATTCATCAAGAAAAACACAAAACAGAAATGGAGAGAAACAATTATGGAAGAATTATTAAAAATTGCTTATGAAAACTTTTTAGACACAAACGATGTAAACAATTCAAAGAGTGTGAGAATTATCAATTCTGCTTGCTACAAGATGTATGATTCGGTTGACAGTCTTAAGGATGTGTTGAGCGAAAAACTGTATAACGACATTAGCGATAAGATAAGGGATGGTGTTTGCGACATTCAAGAAGCGGCTTTTATTGCTGGATTCGCGTGTTGCGCAAAGTTCCTTACAAATGGCAAAACAGACTTGTTACCAAACGAATAGAATTGAAAGGAGAATATTAAAATGGATGAATTTATTAAAATCGTATGTTCAAGTCAGCTTGACAATGAAACCGGAAATGCCTTTGTTGAATACTTCTCTCCCTTAACAGAGAAGCTGAAAGGGTTATTAAGTGAAAATTTATATTCAGAGTTCGAGGAACTGCTTTTTAGTTGCTGTGCAAAGAATAATGATTTTTACATGACGGAAGGCGCGAAACTCGCTATAGAAATAATGAAAGGTTCTTACATTCCGAAAGTCTGACACAATTCCGGCGGCGATTCAAACCGCCGGATTTATTTTTGCCCTAGCACAACGATGTTTTCTTTCGTAAAAATCAAAGACCGCGCCGCATAGTCACTTTTACTCAACTCTTCTATCAGCTTTTCCCTAGTCATTTCCGGATTCGTCCGGTGTACGTACTGTAAGAGTTCTGAAATTTTATCCATTATGCAACAACCTCCATAAGTTCAATCAATAGTCTGTCTGCTATTTCAAATACTTCTCTTCCGTATGTAGCCAAGAAGTCTGCTACAATTTCCTCGGTATCAATATCCATGTATACATTATACGAGAGACAGAACGCATGACATAATTCGTGGCATAACACACGGTCAAGGAATTTTCCGCGTAGATCATCTGCAAGATATATCGTTTTCGTGTCCCTGTCGGTCATGCCTACCGTTCTGCTTCCATCACTTCTCTGTAGCATATCGCTGTAACGCGATACTTTGACCAAATTCCACATTTCATTGTTTATCGTGAACAATTTACCACCTCGCAAACAAAGAGGGCAAAATGCCCTCTCTATTACATTTTCGTGACAAGCGTAGTCAACTTTGTCTTGGTCAACTGTTTCTCTTCTGGGGACATACCGGAAAACAGTTCGGTCACATCTTCTGAAAGAGATTTCATGTACTTTTCAAGTTCTTTCATCTTTGCGTCCTTGTCAGCCGCGGAATCTCCGTGGTGCAGTTCTTTTGTTTCGATATAGCTTCTCCGGCTCATACCGGCTCTGCCCTCTCTTGCATCGTGAGTACCGGTACTCATGCCATTATTTCCGCTCATAGGCTCTGAATAATACATCTTTCCCATACTCATTCTGTCAAGGTCTCTCATTCGGTCGTATTCCGGCATATTTTCCCATTCGTGGTAATCTTCAGGCATCTGATGATAATACGGCGGTTCTACATATCCTCTGCGTGTTCCACGCCCTTTCGGTGCGAATCTTCCGTTTGAGTACCGGTACTCATTGTAGTATCTTCTTCCCGGATAATCCCCAAATTCTTCCACCATGCGCATGATTTCTTCATCTTCAGACTTTTTCATGGCTTCAACAATGTTATAGTCTTTGTCAAAGCATACGATATTCTTTGCAATCTCCGTCCAATCCTTGAGATCATCAAGGTTTTGACCCTCAAAATTCTCAATTCCAATGCCGTCGACGTGGGCTTTCACGCAATCCATAATCTGTTTAGCAAACTTATGCATAATATCAAGCCTCCCTTACTGCAATCAAATTACTGTTCTGTACTTCAATAGCCTGTGTAGATGTATTCTGCACGGCTACGGTACTGCAACAACCGCATGGCACATCAACATATGCTTGTGCTGATACATTAAAGAAATTCTCAACTGCCGCAGGGGTCACGATCATCTTTGTTGACTGTAAAGGCTCTCCGTCTACTGCAATGGCAAGCGAAATCTCTCCAACTGTGCCGCCTGTCGGAATCTGAATGTTGCCGGAATACGATACCAAAAATCTAGCTTTGCACTGATTGGTGATACCTCTTAGCTTGATAATTCCACTTCCCTGTCTGTGTACGATACATTTTGTTCCGTTTACTGCCGTTTCTGTAAATGCAACATCTTCTCCAGCGGCAACGGTTTGTAATGCAATTCCTGTTACTTCCATTATTTTTACCTCTCTTCCATAAAAATAAGGGCAAACATTATAGTCTGCCCTTTGGTTATAAGTAATACTGCATAGCAGACATGATCGAGTTAAACTCAATTAAGATACTCAATTATTTAGTTTTAGCAGCCACATCCTGTGTTGCATCCGCATCCATATGCATAAGCATTTGGGTTAGGTACAACATATGCCGGAATAGCAGACGGATTTACCGCGTTGATAATCTGCTGTGTCTGAGCCGCCATCTGAGTTGTAAGCAGTGCGCTCTGACGATCCTGTGAAGCTGCTCTGCGAAGGTCGTTATTTTCTGCCTGTAAGCTAGAAATTTTCTCATTGCAGAGATAATCAAGAATAGCGCGTGTTCCTGCATTCTGACTGTCGATAATGTCTCTCGTGTTGCTGTTCATGGTGTTCTGCAACGCGCAAGTGTTAGTTGCCATGTTGTAGTTTACGCCTTGGATAGCTTCTCTTGTTTCACAGCAGCAGTTAGCAAGCTGTGACTGTAATGCGTTTGTATTCTGCATGTTAGCGACTGTATCAGCGTTGATAGCCTGCTGAATGCCGAATCCGGTCTGCAAAATGTTTGTGTTGATGCCATTCATGCCGGTTTGCACTGCATAGAATCCGTCACAAAGTCCGTTTGTAATGCCATCAAGTTTTGACACAACCGCCTGATTATCAAATCCGCGCTGGATTTCGCTTCCGACACCACCATTCATTCCGTTTCCTCCGAATCCGTTACCGAATCCACCCCATCCGAAAATAGCGAAGATAACGATAATGAACCATAACCATGAGCCTTCTGCGCCCCATCCATTGTTATTTCCGTTTCCGTCAATGTTCGCAACAAGCGGAACGGATGCACAATTACCTGTGTTAAACATAGAATTTACCTCCATAATTCATTTTTTATATACATAATCTTGCAAGAATTAGTATCACATTCCTAATTGACTTTTAAACGATTCAAAAGCCTTGTCTGCGTCAATTCCCTTTTCTTTGCACAAATTCCTAGCCATCTGCTCAATGCCCTTGGAATCTCCCTTTTGTGCCATCTGCATAGCATTTCTAGCCATAGGGTTGTTCATTACGCTTTTATTCCCCATCATTTGTTGTAAAAACTGCTGTGGGTTTTTCATTCCCTGTAACATCTGCATAGGATTCATTAAGACTCACTCTCCTTTTGTGTTCGTGAAGATTTTCTTTGCGCTTGCGAAGATAACTTATCTTCCAACTCTTCCATTTTGCCAAACAAACAATCCAATTTGTCAGTAATAGCCTTTGTCGCATCGTCAGACAGCCCTATTTCAATTCTTTTATCGTCACTCGAAGAATCTGCCATCTGCTCATTAAAAGGCTTGTAAACGGTCTTTCTGATTGTTCCATTGGCATCCCATTGTTTCGCAACGATTGCGCTCATGTCCTGCATTGGGAAAAACGCAACGCTTCCATCCATAGGCACATCATTTGCCATGATTGCCGATTCCGACTGCACTACTTTTCCTTGGATTCCAAGAAACTGCGGTTGCATCTGCGGAATCTGTGGCTCTGGCTGTTGAAACCTCTGCATTGGGTTGTACTGATATGCGGCATAGCTTGGGTTTGGGTTAAATGCCATATTCTGATTTTGCATCTGATACATTCTCTTCCTCCAATACTTCCTTGATTGCGTGTATCATTGCTGACTGATACACAAGCGGAACCTTTGAAACATCTTCTCTTGTTAAGATTTTTTCAAGAATTTCATCCGTAAATAACATTCCGCATCCCTCCTATGCTTATATTTTTGCATAAAAAAATACGGTTCTTCCGCAAAAAATAAGCAGAAAAACCGCAATAAAAAAAGACGCTCAATGCGTCCAAACTTCCATAGTAATCATATTCAATTAACTTTTAGCACTTGTACAAGAAACTCCTTTCTTTAGTAAAATCAAGGCTTCCGAGCCTTTTTTGATTACCTTTTGATTACTTTTTGATTACTCTCTTTCCCCTAATCTATAGAAAACCTTGATTTTATGCGGTTTTCTGAAAGCCAATAAGGGGACTCGAACCC